TGCCGCTGCAGCTTCAGGAAGAGCAAGTGCAGTAGCACCAGCAGCCACAGGCAACGCCATGTATGGCAAAGAGCCACCAGCAGTCTCTTTTAATTTAGTCCAAGGAGCTTCAAGCCAACCTTCTTCAGTAGGCTTAAATACTTTAGATGCTTTTTCTTCGTGTTTCTTAGCTTCTGCTTCGGCTTCTTCGGTAGATTTAACGCCTAGCTTGCCTTTTAAACGTTCGTAGTCTGCTTGGATCTGTTCAGCGCTAGACTTTAAAGCGCCTGTAAACCCTGTATCTGGGGGTGGTTCATTTGATATAGCCGCCACAGGAGCAGATTGAGCTGCAAATTGTTGGTGGGCAAAAGCTTCTACTTGTTTAGGCGTTGCCCCATCGGGTCCTTCAATTCGGTGGATTGAGCCATCGGGACCTTCAACGCGGTATATCGCCATAACTTAACCTTAAGTTTCTTTGCCTAAATATTTGAACCCAGCGCTACCTTTTGTAGCGGTACTAGCGCTATTATACATGTTAACGGCCGAATTAATAGCTGCTTGTTCCATAGCTTGGCGTTCTTCTGGTTTGGTATTTGGCATGTTGTATTTCATGTTTTTCTCAAGCAAACCTTTGGCAATACCCATAATAGAGGTTTCACGGCGCTGATCCGCCACATCTTGCTTGGTACCAATAGCATTTGCGTACGCACCAGCTTTTGTTTTTTCAACAGCCAGCATACCTGCATCATGGGCTGTTTTTTCTGCCAGAGCTTTATATTTATACGCCAGATCGTCGTTACCTTCGTCAGCTGCTGTTTGAGCTTTAGCCATATTAAGCTGGTAATCGGTACGATTTTTCTCAAGTTCACGAATAGTTTTACGGCTTGCGGATAGGCTAGGTAAACCAGCAATACCCCCTTCACCAATAGCCTTACCGAGCGGGCCGACAGTGGTCATCATCTTAAGGCCCATGTTCATTAAAAATTCGCTTTTTCCAGCATTTTGCTCAGCGGCTAGTTTTTTATCAAACGTTTCTTGAGTTTCGCCTAAACCAGCAAATCTATCAACACGCTTGGGCGGTTCACCAATACCGGCTGGTGGTTGTGCACCTGGGGCTACTGCTGGAGGTGTACCTACACCCCCAGGGGCTTTTTGCCCGCCTGGTGGGTTTGCTGCTGATTGCTTGTCTATTTCAGCTTGCATTTCAGGGGTTATTGCCGGAACTGCTGGAGCGCTTCTATACGCATCACGATTTGCTACAGCGCCTTGTGAAACTAAATTTGGATTTGTTGGTGGGGTCAAGTCTGCTTGGGTTAAAGTGCCAGCTTGAGCTTTACTTAGAATTTTATCTTGTGGGTCTGAGTACATCCAGTCTTTAGTGGACTGTAATGCTTTTCCAGGAAAATTCAACAAACTGCTAACTCCAGAACTAACTCCAGCGTTCTGTTCTTTTATGGCTTTTTTAATTTCTTCTTGCGACTTTTTCGTACCGCGACCGCCAGCGGCGTTAATCATTTGTTCTTCAGTTAATGGAGCAGCATCGCCGTCCATACCTAGTTCTACAGGTTGGTTTTGGTTATCATCAAATGCAACAATACCACCACCGGCCATCATTTGTTCACTACCCATCTCATGCATATTTTCAGCAGGTAACGCAGCTAGGCCAGAGTGTTCTGGGGGTAAATCTTTAGCTAACATTTGGTCTTTTACAGACGGCTGTTTAGCGCCTTGTTGAGCCTGTTGCCCCTGAGCTGCTGCGTGTAATTTATCGCGTTGTTGTTTGGCGGCCATGGCGATAGCCATAGGAAGAGACTGGTCTTTGCCTTGCATAATAGAAAGCAAGCGTGAGTCAGGATAGATACGCGGATCAAGCGCCATCTTATACATTTGGTCCATACCTAACATTATGCAGCCCTCCCAACCATATCGTAATTAACGGCTTTGTAACCATTGTCCATAGTAAAGACAGCTTCAGGCATAAACTTCTCAACTTCTTGAGCCACGTAACCAATAAACTTACCGTGTCCACATAACTCGTGGTCTTTAAATTCAGGTTTGTACTCAAACTCGTATATACCCACACCGTTATCAGCGCGCCACAAGAGCACTACATTTTCTTTTAAATTAATATCTGAAGCAGCGGCAGCGCCTCCGCCAAAGGCATTGTACGCGCCTAGTCCAGCAATGCCTAGACCAGTAATCTGATTGAGCGTGCTTGGAGCCGCCTGATAACCATTAGTAGTAGACTGTTGTGTTGGCAAACCACGGAGCATTGCATTCATAAAAGACAACTGTTGTTGTGGGTACTGCTGTGCAGTAGCGTAGTTTTGAATTGCCTGATTAATGATGTTTTGCTGCTGTGTCTGTTGTTGCTGACCAGCTTGGCTTTGAGCCGCAATAATGCCTTGTTGGGTTTGAAACTGTTGGCCACCAATACCAGCCATTTGACCACCAAGTTGACCTAGTTGACCATAGCCAGCCTGAGCTGCTTGTTGCCCTTGCAAACCTAAGTTAGCACCAAATTGTTGAGCTTGTTGAGCCGACTGGAATGCGGTGTTATAGCCTTGACCAATTGCTTGATTCATCGCCGTATTTTTATTACGCTCATTTTCGGCAGCCATTAAAGCTTCACGTGAACCGCCAAAAGCCCCAGCAGTAGTTGCCGCGCCTTGCTCTTGTGCTCCAGTAATCCCGTATTGACGTTGCAATTCTTGCAACTGCGGCTGTAAAGAAGCCTGAATATATGGGCTCATGAACGCTTGAGTAGCGTATGGGTTTGTTGCCATCTGGTTGTAACGATTACCCGCTTGTGCTTCTTGACCAGCAGTACCAAGAGTGCCTAGTCCGCCCATACCAGTCATTTGTGTAGCAGCACCATATTGGTCAGGAGTTTGAAGATTAGCCGTAGATTCTTGGGCAGCTTGTTGCATTGGGCTAAAGCCTGCAACGTAATCTTGTGGATTCTGGCTATACGGTACGTATGGTTTTACGCCAGTAATTTGAGTAGAACCATCTGCATTTTGAGAGGTGTTAAATAATTGCTGCTGAGTAGCGCCAAGCATCGTCTCTACATAGGGACGGGCGTATTCTGGAATGTTAGTATTTTGAACGTTTGTTGTAGTAGGTTGAGCTGCAGCGGGGGCGGGGGCACTTTGGCCACCACCACCCTCTAATGTCATTCCGCCGGCCCCAAAGCCACGGCCTAAGCGCGGGGAAAAAGCCTTTTCAGGCAACATAGAATCTAGTGTATATCTCATATTTTTGTCTCTACAATAATGTACCGCTCTTCAAACCCATAACGACTCCACAAGCGGGCAATTGCTTCTCTTGCTGCACCTTGTATTTTAGTCGCTCCATTAGCCTTTAGCAAATCTTTAAACTGCTTAAAAGTATCTTGGTTAGATATTAAACGACCGCCAATAAATGTAACAAAAGCCACCCGATCATTAGGATAGTTACAAAAGTTAATAGTCGCCGCTCCTTTAACTGCCCCGGATTCATCTGCTGCCACAACCAAGAGCCACTGTCCTGTGGCCAAATAAACTTGGACTTGCTCCACCGTATAATCGTCACCACCATACTGGACAGCATCCGCAATATATTCTTTAACCAAAGGCCAGGCTTGATTAACATATTGAATGGGAACATGGCGAATTAAGAGGCTCATGCTGGCATGTATTTGTCAGCTTTAATTGCAGGAGCTTGCTTAGCTTTACCAGTTCTTGCCTGTCTTACTTTGTTCATCATCGCATACAGTTTTTTAGCGCCAGCATCCGAAGACCCATTACCTAAATGAGACACAACATCGGCGGGTACTACAAACTCATTATCAGCAAGACGGGCTGGTTGTTTACCTTGAATACTAGCAGGAATAGAGTCGCTCATACCGTCACCAGGACCTTTTAGCATACGACCGCCATCAGAGTATCCGCCTAAGTTAGCAATACCACCGCCAGCATAGTTTGCGTTAGGTGTGCCGCGTAGTTTCTTTAAAGCAAGCATAGCATTATAGTCGCCACCCTGTGCTTTAGCTGCTAATGCCGCTGGACCACCTTCTTGTGCATATTGGAGTGTATATTTATCCATTGCATCTCGGCTACCCATTAAATCTTTAAGGGCGTCTGCACCGGTACCGCCACCGGCCATAGTAGCTACAGGTTCGCCTGTAATTGGGTTAGTTTTTGGATCGTAGTCTGCAGCTACTGCTTGCGCAGCCATAGGCATTTGTGAAGACTGTGCGTATTGGGGTTTAGAAATTTGACTTTGTGGATACATACCGCCACCCATAAAATCTACGGGTTCAGAATTTGGGTCTAATAAACCACCGCCAGCATAACCGGGCGGCCTTGCATATCCAGAATAATCGGCTTGATATGGTGGGCGTGGGGGTTGAACTACATCAGGCGAATACTGATTTGGGTCGTATTTAAATTTAGCTAAGTTACCACCAGTGTATGGGGTCTGAGCACTTGCGGGCGTACCGTATCTCTTATTATTTTGGGCTATAAGCGCGCTTAAACCTAAACCACCTAAAGCAGCTTTAGCACCAAAACCTAACGGGGCTGTACCAGTGCCGGCGGCACCAAGTACTGAGTTTGCAGGCACATTAGCAAAAGCATTTGTGTAAGCCTGGCCGTACACGTTTGCGGCATCCATAGGGATTTGACCTGCTGCTACACCTTGGCTTAAAGCTTGCGGGGTTAATGTACCAAGTTCCGCGCCAGAAGTAACTGGCATAGAGTATCCGGCATTTAAAAGGGCATTTGAACCAGCTTGCATTCCAGCAGTATCTGCCCCAGCTACAGCCCCAGAAACGGGGGCACCAGAAGCAGAAAGAGCTGTCGGAGCGCCAGCGGCTAAGTCGCCAGCCCCCATGTACAAGCCAGAACCACCCAAAGCGGCTCCACCTAAACCACCCATAAGGGCATTCATCCCTACATTTTGACCTGTAAGAGCGGCTACACCACCACCTGTTAAAGCTCCAATACCAGCTCCGGTAACGCCCGAGGCAAGCGCAGTAGACCCCATTAGGGCCCCATCTTCAAATAGCATAGGCGCAGCTGCGCCATCAGTCATAACAGTTGCAGCCAACGCCGCAGCTATTGGTAAATAACTTTCAAAACCACCAGAACTTCCGCCGCCAGCCATAATCTATCCTTTACTTTTTACCGATTTTACCACGGTTATCCTATAATCCAAGCGGTTCCGTTATCAAAAACAGGTACTGGATTAGTACCTCCGCCAGTCGCTGTAGTACCAAAGCTAGTACTTGTAGCATCTGAAACAAACAGTCTACGGCCCACAATTCCAACAGTAGGTAGAGTAGCTACCGTATAAACAACAGTCTGCGCTGATATATACTGGGTTACGTTATCTATCTGTGTAAAGTATAAGCGAAATGCGTTGTTAAGCTGGTCCTGATACGATTGCGCATACTCTACTGGGGCAATCGGTAAGTTAGGTGCTTTTGACGGTACTATGTTTGTTTTAGTTGTAGCCATTATCTTCTTCCGTCAGGGCGTATATCAATACGTGGGCTACCTAGCTGCCATGTAACACCTGTCTGTCCACCAGACTCAATCCTAAAGCTCATCTGGCGACCCCTAAGGCGGGTATAAACTTGACCATCAAACTGTTGTACGTTATAGACCCTAGTATTTGTGTAGTTTTGCGTACTAGTAACGGCTGGGTTATCCGCTGTACCATATGGAGTACCTGAGTTTTCTCTAGGCTTAACCGTCATTGTTACAGACGGCTGGTTAGTAGTAGAACCATTAAAGTTAACGTCAGGGAGAATACGCCATACAAATCCAAAATTGTGTCCATCGCCAATATCAAAGTCCGAAGATTGTACATAAGAGTTAATTGGACGTGTAGTTAAACCTGCGTTATCGTCTACACCGTTTTCATGCTGTAATAAGTAACCAAAACCACCGGCTGACGTCATTGTGATGGGGGCTGTAATTGTTCCAACAGTCTGGGCGGTGCTTAAGTTATAAGTTCCCGTGCCACCATTACCAGTGCCATAGCTAACAATAGTAGTACCCGCAGTAACCCCAGAACCGCTAATAGTTGTATCCAGAGAAATACTACCCGAGGATATATTAGTTACATACAAAGTGTAACCAGAAATATAGCCTTTAAATGAAGCTGAATTTAGGTAGTTAGCAGCCAACGGATAAGTTTGAATACCGGAACCTAGCCAAGCAGAACGAGCCATAGTGCCGTAATACCAAACACGGTCTAAGTAGTTATAGATTACGTACTTATCAGGTAATCCATCAACGCTCTCATTACTTACGTAATACCACCACACTTCGTTATATCCTTCATTAGCACCTGCAAATACTTGGAAGTTTTGTGCTGGGTTAATATCATCAAAAATAAACTGACGCAAGGAGCATGGAAGTGTTTCAACACGACCAGAATACATATAGAACTTCTCTTGACCCATCCAGTAAGTTACGTTGTTAACTGTAACCATAGCGTCAGGAGATATAACAGAAATGTTATCCATCAAAATCTGGAAGCCCCAAACATAAGGAGCACCTAAGTACTGCATAGAATAAAGAGCAGAATCAGTCCAAATCAAAATCTCTTGGCGGGTTGCACGTGCGCCAACAATGTAAGAGCCATTAGTTAAAGTAAATTCGCCCGATTGGTTTGTAATGTCAGGTACCCATTGGTAGGGATTTTGCTGGTCAGACCAACGAACAAGCATTGGGTTAAATGGAGTGGTCGATAACCCAGATTGGTACGAGTTAGCCCCCATAGCAATAACAAACCGCTGAATAGCAGAAGAAAGAACTTGATTGGTTTGGTTAGGAACGTACTGACCTAAATAGCCTTTAAATGTAGCTAAGGTGCTAAGAAGCTGCGCCCTAGTACCAACACCGTTAGCATCTTGCCAATAGAAAATACCGCTTCCACGTGGAGCTAACACAAGGTCTTGGCCATAGTTATCACTAGTCCATAAGCGTAACTGCTGTCCAACACTAGATGTAGCTGCCGCTTGACTCCAACCACGAGCGCCATATTGGGGATATAAAGTTACAGAACCACCTACACCAGACGTAGTAGAAGTAGCTAAAAAAGTACCTGTATTACCGTTGGTTTTAATAGTATATGTATTAGCATCAACATAGGTAATCTGGAATGTATTGTTCATCAATGCAGTAGGAACACCACCCACAGTAACTGTAATATCTCTAAAGGCTACCCAACCAATAGAAGCCGTACCCGTGCCAGCACCTACACCAGATGCCGTAAACAAAGTGCCTACTGTATTAGCAGAAGCGCCAATAGCTATAAAATCGGTAGTTCCAACAGAAACAATCTTGTATTGTTGCCCTACTATAAATGACCCAGCGGTGGTTAAATAACCATGCCCAGTCTGTGTAACTGTTACAGTACCGCTACCACTAGTTGTAGAAAATGGGTTTGTTAATGTTTGAGGAATTGTAGGTGACCAAGAACCTGCACCCCAACCGTTACCTGTTGTATAGGAGTTATTACCTACAGGAAGCTCATAGCTAATTACACAAGCACTACCGCCGCCAGAACCGGTCCCAGAGGCAGTATATGGAAGGGTTACTGTAAATGTGGTATTTGACGTTATTGACGCTATAACCCACTCTTTATTTAATGTAGTAGCAGTAACGCCGTTAAAACTAGTAGCACCTGAAATAACAATATAATCGCCAATATTAGGTTGGTAAGTAGAGTCTGTGATTGTTAATGTTGCGCTGCCACTAACAGTTGAAAGTGGGTTAGTAAGCGTGTGGATAACTGTAAAAGGAGTAATGTCGTTATAATTACCGCCAGCTTCGATATAGTATTTAAGGTTAGTGCCAACGCCAACATAGTTATTACCCGCTAAATCTACCCAATTCCATAAGTCACGACAAACACCTAAAAACGTATTACTAGATAACCGTGCCCAACCACCAATTTTTTCAGGAAAGCCAGAACGGAAACGAATCTTGTCGCCGTCAAACCACCCGCCTTCATTACTGTAATCAGTGCCTTCTCTGTTAAGTCCGGGTCTAAATTGTAGTTTTTGTAATGGCATACGGGTTTACCCTAGCATCTTAAGTGACATGGCTTTGACTTCGTTCACCCGCTTTTCCCAACCTTTACCAAATACAGGGAAAGTCTTCAGGGACTTTAGGAATTGTAACCGATTATCACAGTATTCTTCAATTAGAGTCTTGGCCGCATCGCCCTTAAACTGGCTCACGGCAGCCATAGTAGTTGTACCAAAACCACCATCAGGAGCAACCCCAACGCAGTTCTGCAAAGCCTTAATAGCACGCCCGACCCCGGAATTAACAGCGTAGTCAAAAACAGCGTAGTCAAGACCAGATATAAGCTCATCAGCTCTGCAAGCATCCCAAAATTTCCTTCTATATAAAGGAGCAACAATAGATGGCGTTAGAGCGCGCATCTGCTTTTCGTTTACATCATGCCCTACCCACATAGCCCATGTTGAGGCAGTAACTCCAAGGTTTGTCATACCCCCCGGGTCTGCGGGGTTATTTGCGTAACCGCCTTCGTGGACTAAAAGTGCTGTTAGGGCATCTGCAAAATTGTCTTTCATTTAATACCAATCTGTTCGTTAAGCCATTTTTGTAATTCAACTAGCATTAGCGTGGTTTGGGCGCAATTTCCAGCAAGCTCATTGTAGGCGGTGATAACATCAGCTGACTTGGGGGCTGTGGAAATACCGGACATGGTACTGCTATTGGGGTTGTTCCACACGCTAGTAGACTTATAGTAGTTGCGAAGAGCAGCATACTTAGCTTCGTATTCATCAGAAATTCCTTTAGTTACAAGTTCGTGTTGCTTTTGGATTGACTCCGTTTGCGCTTGCTGTTTCTCTGCTGCGACTTGGATTGCTGTTTTGTATATAGTAAAATCCCTATCCCGCATATGCCAGCCAGCAAAAAACACCAAGCATAGAGCAGAAACAATAAGTCCAGCTTTGACGATATTTGCATAGTTACCTAAAAAACCCCACATTACTGAGGCTCCGCATCTTTTTTCATCATAACCGCAGCCCCGTGCGCACCAGCAACAATACCAAACGCTTCTGCTAACTCTCGTAGACTAACAGCACCATGCATTGCTTCATAACTAGCTAAGGCAATCACTGCAAGTAAACAAATTAACCAACTCCACCGTGCAATATCTTGCGTATGGTTATCCCTACCAGTAAGAAGCTGGTTAAGAAAGTCTTTCATTTTGTTTTTAGCTTACGTACAGTTTTAGCTACAACAGCGGGTTTCTTTTTAGCAGTGCGAGTAGTGGCTTTTTTTACCTGTGGTTTTTTCTTTTCTTCAGTAACTGGGAAAGGCCAAATATCTTGCAGTTTTAAATCCACTTTGCCAACTTCCATATCAATCTTAGGCATGTAGCCTAACTTGTCAAACACCCAATTAAAAATAAACATCGTAGCTCCTTAAGCTGATACTACAGGGATAGGAAAAGGCTTTTTAGCTTTACGCTCTGGAATGCCGTGCACCAGTCCAAATATATCTTTACGGTCATCTCTTTGTGGACCATCAATGTAATACGGAATATACCCAGTCATAGCTTCAATAGCCGCGGCAAATAAAGGAACGTTGTCAGAAAAAGCCGTATCACAACCTAATTCCCATAACTTATCGTGTAAAAACATACAGCTACCTTGGCACATTTGTAACACAGGGCAATTAGGGCATTCTTTACGATGTGACCAATGGGTAACTGTATTAAGCTTGATATTAGCATAATCAGATACGTGCCCAATTTTATGGCTTTCACCGTTTGAACTTATGGCTACAGACGATACATTTTGACAAGTAAGCACATTTCCATGTAAATCTACGGCTAGTTGGTCTCGTTTATCCATAGAGCACTTTTGCCCTAATGCAGAAGCTGGACGGTTATTAATAATAGAGTCTTTAAAATCTGTAATTTTACTAGCAATTGTAGTAAAGTTATGGACCCCACCGTCTCGCAATTCAGCTAAGTACTTGTTTCTATAGGATAAAAAATCAGCAGGGTCATCAAAACAAGAAGCTGCGCCCCCTTCATCATATGGGTCAACAAAGCTACCTTCCCCAATAACAGGCATAATCCCTAAACGTTGTTCAAAAAACTCGCCAATAGCGGTACGGCTTTGGTTATCTTTATTTAATGTGGCATTAAAACTTATACGGTTTTTAGGGTATAAACGGTCAAATAAATCTTTAATAGCAGCAAACTGTTTGGGATTATCAAACGGGTCTTCACCACGAACATGGTATCCCGGACCATCATGGGATATACCTACCATAAAACCTAAGTCATCTACCCATTGATTTTTTTCTAGATCAAGTAAAGAGCCATTAGTTATAACCAAAAATTCTGCTTTAGGGTACATCTGACGAATGCGCTCAGCTAAAGGCTTAAAAGTTTTCCAGTATACAAAAGGTTCACCGCCCCAAAACTCTATACGTACACCGCTACCATCGCCATCTTCTCCACCATCAAACCATGTAGGAAGCTGGGTTAAAAATGGTTCAATATCATCTGGGTTAGTTTCATCAGCCCTAGGTACAAACCGCTGGCTACAATATGAGCACTCGTAATTACAAGAAAGACCAAGCTGAATCTTAAGTCGCTTTAGTCTACGGCTTTTTCCAATAGGATTATCTTTATTCGGTGTTGCTATATCTTTATATTTTTTTGGGTCAACAACAATAAAACCAAAGTCAAAAGGAGTGCCGTCTTCATTTAGAAGTTCCGAAGTTGCATTGTCATACAAAAATGTTTTTCTTTTTTCTGGTTTAAGGGCGTCAAGACAATCTAATTTAAATTTAGCCATGATGTGGTTTTTTGTAATTTCTTTTAAGGGGCTATGTAATTTACGTAAAGCTCGCCGCTCCAATACTTGAAGCCAACGTTTAATACACCAGCTTCTCCGGCACGGTGTGGGTCACCATAGATACGCAGGGTTGCCTGCCCATTACCATTTGTTTTAATAACTGAAGAAGACAAAGAGCCAGTATCACATGAAATGTAAAGGGTTGCAATATTACTTATATCTTGCCCATTTTTACACAATTGGAGCACGACATCTAAATCTTGGCCAATAGGTGTAACAGATACAGCGCGAACAGAAGGCATTACTAAAGGGCGAATGCTAAGTCTATCAGTTACCACGATTGGGGCGGAGAAAGATGAATCCGCTGTTATCTTTGTGATGTCTTCACTAACTACTAGTAAAGAACATTCATCTAATGACGAATTTTTAAACGGCACATACAAAGAAAAAATAATATTTACGCCGTCACGTCTTGCTGTAAAAGTACCACTTTTTCCTTTAGTTGGGAATGTTTCTTTAAAGGTGTTGTAGATAATAAATAGAGGGCCGCCACCTTGGGGTGCATATTCTGGGTTATACCCGATAATCCATTGTGTGCTATCGTCAAAATCTGAACGGGCTGATAACAAATTATAGTCTAACGTAAAAGTATCTACTCTTGGGTTTTTATCAGCAGTGTTTGTTGTTGTAACCGCAAACGTAATAGTATTATCAGCACGAGTTACATCAACAGCGGAAACTGATATAGGATTAGTATTTTGTAGCGTATATAAGTTCATAATTTTTCCTTAGCAGTCGCAGGCGCAGTTACAGTTGCATTGTGTGCCAACAGATAAAACAGCTGTAATACCGGACCTGGACAAGTATACACTTGTAACGGCTGGGTTTGCGTTTCCATACGCACTACCACCTCCAGTAGCTTCATTCATATAATGCGAATCATTTGTCCAGTAACTTATGTTAGTTGGTTTACCTGCTACGTTATCCCAGTTTAATGGCTGGCTAGTAAAGTATGTGCCATTTGTAGCAGTAATAGTTGTTCCAGATGATACAGTTTGGGTTGGGGTTGTTTGGTAAGTACCTACACCGCCCGGTGTGTAGAAGTTATATGTACCAGCAGCTTGGACAGTTAGGTTTTTAGATAAAGTAATTTGTGAACCAAAAATAGACTGAACAAACGTACTGTTAGGAACGCCTGTACCAATAACTAATTGGCCAACTACTACTGATGTAACTGAGTTTAGCGTAATTGTATTTGCTCCAACTGCACCGCCGCTTACGTATGTTTTTGTTGCAGCTGCTGAGCCAGCAGAAGTTAGCTGGTTAATTGTTGTGCCGCCTGTAACTCCAGTACCGGCAATAGTAGCGCCTTCAGTTAATGTGCCAGAAGAAATAGAAGCTACGGTCATCGTACCTGCAGCAATACCAGCCACAAAAGTAGCCGCGCCATACGTTGTAGAAAGTGGAACGTTACCGGCTGTACCAGGAGCAACAGTATTAAATGGGTAAGTAGTATTACCAGAAACCAAGTAGTTTAAAGGCACGCTGGTTAAACCAGTACCGCCGCTTGGTGGGTTAGCAACACCAGTAAAGTTAGAAGTAGTTCCGGCAGAAGTGGCAAAAGTTGCAGTTGCTGCGTTTCCGCCAATGTTTAAGTTAGGAGCTGTACCAGTTAAGTATGTACCGTCACCAACAAAAGCGCCAGCATTAACAATACCATTTGCAGTAATTGTTGTACTAGATACAGTTTGGGATGGGGTTATAACCCAGCTGCTTCCGCTACCACTAGAAATTGTTGTTCCAGGAGTTACACCCAAACCATTAAGATACTGGCCAGTAGCGATAGTTCCCGAGGTAACAGAAGTAACAGTAAGGGTTGTGCCTGAAATAGAACCCACAAAAACAGCAGAGCTAGCTGCAATATTGCCTTTTACTGTTTCGTTGCCGTTAATTGTAGAGTTACCGTTTACCGTCCAGTTTCCTGGAACACCGTTAATACCGGCAACAAAGTTTGTGCTATCGCAATAAACCGCAGTAACCATGCCGTTTGGAATAGTAACTACACCACCAGAAGTACCCCCAAAGGTAATTGTGTATCCTGTATTGTTATAGACCACATATTGTTTATTTACCAGCGGGGCTACAACTTGGCGGGTGCCAGTTAATGAAACGGATGTAGTGATTACAAGAACAGCATTACGTGCCTCATCCAGCGCTCCGTTAAAGTTAGTTAGGGTGCGGTTTGCGTCAGTTGCAAAGTTAACGGTTTGTACCCCAGTAATAGCCTGTTCAATCAAGTTGCCTAGGTTATTGTTGGTTGTAGACCCCCAAGTACCGGATTGATCTCCGTTACCGATAAGCTCTAAGAGCAGTGAAGTTGAGTATGTACTTGACATTAATTATCCTTTATAACTGCGTATTATTTATTACTACCCAATTTGGATTCTGGTCATCACCAATATTAACCCAAGTTGCTGAATTTGCATTGTTCGCCGCATTCCATGTTATGGTCTGATTATCATTGATTTTAACCCATCCACGGGCAATTAACAAATCTAGAACCCCTACGTTCTCAGCAATAGACTCTAGGAACCTTGATATCTGGGTGCTGGAATCAGCTGGACTAAGGTTTTCTGCTACTGTGGCAGCGAACTGAGCGGTTATAGCAACCACGTCGGCGGGGTTTAAATTCTCGGAAAGAGCCAGAGGAAACTGAGCAGCGATGCTTATTAAGTCAGTAGGAGCTAGATTTTCTGTAATCGCCGTTAAGAATTGGGCAAAAATAGTTACTACGTCAGCGGAGTTTAAGGCTTCGGTTAGGGCTGTGGAGAACTGTGCAGTAATAATTTGCGTATTAGCTGGGTTCAAATTCTCAGTTAAAGATTGTAGGAATGCAAAAAGCTGAGAGCTCGAGTCCGCTTGGTTAAACCCTTCTACTATGCCCTCAAAGAAGTTATCTTGTTCGCTTTGAATATCTAGGACTTGTGATATAGCCTCAGTAATTACGCTTAGAAAAGTAGATACTTGGGTACTTGAATCATCCGAGTTTAGGTTTTCTGCGAGCGTAAGCGGGTATAGGCTATTGCCTAGTGTATTAAAAGGCGCTCGTGCAAAAGCATTAAACCCAAACATTATGCAGGTGCAATAGTATCAACTACAGGCTCAATAATAGGCTTAACTACAGGCTCAATAATAGGCTCAACTACAGACTCAATAATAGGCTCAACTACTGGAGGAGCAGCCCAAGGCAATGGAGGATTAACAACTGCTGGTGTGTACTGAGCCACAATCCACGCACTAATCTTGTCTGTGTATTCTGCCCACATCCATGCTGGTGTGTAGGTCTGAACCCATCCCATGACTTGTTCTTGCGTTAAGTCAGCGTAAGGAATAGCTGATTGTGGGTCACTTGCTGGAATGTCGGTAGAGCCTTGCATAGCAGTACCTACGCCTGTATCGTCTTTACCTTCATAATTCCAGTAAACTCTAAAAACATACAAGGGTACTGCTTCGTAAAGAGGATAAGCCTCCATTGAGGTGATTGTTGTTGTGAATTCGATTGTCATAATTATCCTTTAAATTAGCCGATTCGCCAGTTGGTTGCGTCCGAGTAGACTGGTACAGGGTTTGAGCCACCACCAGCAACGATTGAAGCAAAGGTTGTAGCAGTTGCATCCGTTACAAACGACCTAGCACCTACTCCGCTTGTTGATGCAGAAGGTAGAGTAGCTACTGTGTAATTAGTGGATTTAGTAACGCCATAGGTCTGAGTTAGTGTAGTGCTTGTGTTTCCTAATACTGTAGTGTTAGAGCCTAGTCCTACTGCTTGGTAGCCAATCACCATCTCGTTGGTGTTGTTGTTGGCAGAGCCTACTGTTTGATAGCCGATGTAGGTATTGTTAGAGCCTGTGGTGTTGCCATTTACACCAGCAGCACCCCAACCAGAGTAAGCTCCATAAGCAACATTTCTACTGCCTGATGAATTTGCTACTAAGCTATTTACCCCATAAGCAGAACAAGCAACTCCAGAAGTTATTGAATATAAAGCTGTTACTCCGTAGCCACTATTGTAGTTTCCTGTTAAATTTGAATATCCACATTGAAAACCAGAAAATGTGCTTCCAATAGCAGTTGTGTTTGAATATCCAGCCTGATAACCATTAAAAGTTCCTTGTATACCCGTACTGTTCGTATACCCAGCCTGATAACCCACCGCCACATTGCCTGTACCTGATTGTAGAGTAGCTACTGGCACAGTAAATCCACTACCAGTACCACCAATAGAAGCGGCTGGTGCAGTTAATACTGTCGTAGTATCTTTAAAGCCTACACCATTAGATGTTAGTGTGACTGTGGTAACTACTCCACCAGCGACTACGATTGTTGCAGTAGGGTAAGTGATTGCAGTAGAGCCACTTGATAGTGTCATTACTACACCAGCGTATGTACCATTGGTGTAGCCTGTACCGCCTGTGATTGTGCCGAGTGTGGCTACATTGGTGGTGTTGTTTAAAAGAGAAGCATAACCAACAGCAACTAAATTTGAGGCAGCAGTATTGTATTGTAAAGCAGCATATCCGATGGCAACATGGTTGTTTCCTGTAGTATTGTATTGTAAAGAAACTCCTCCTACCGCAGTTGAACCATTGCCAGTTGAATTAAAAAGCATAGAACTTAATCCAACGGCTGTACTGGCTAAACCACTGCTGTTGTTTTGTAAAGCATTTCCACCGACAGCAACTAAAGAACTTCCAGAACTGTTTATTAAAAGTGCATTTTTACCCACAGCCGTATTCGTACTTACAGCACCACCACCTAGTCCTACTGTTACTGTGTTAATAGATGCGTCAGAGTTTGTTGTTACTACTCCAGAGAAGTAGGCGTTTTTAAATCGACCAGTAGAAGCTACGCCCAAATCTATTGCATTGTCTCCTGCAGAAAAAGAAGAAGTCCCATAAGTATACACAGTTGAACTAATAGCAATTTGTAAATAAGAACCTGCTGTTATTCTTATTGGTCTAACTGTACCTGTTCCAGCCGCTAATGACGATATTGAATATAATCCACCTATTGTTTGTCCATAATCAAACTGTAATCTCTCATAATTTGATGCGTCAGTATAAGTTCCATATAGTCTAAAGGCTTGTGCATTGGTAGAGTTGCGTTGCGCTAGAGTGTTGGCGGCATCACGAGTTAAAGATATATCTGAGCCTATATTATAAGAACCTGTGCTTATTACATTAAAAGCTCCATTGACAGCAATAGTACCCGCATCAGTACCTAGCGCAGTAAAAGTTAAATTGTTTCCAAACGCTCTTATTCCTGAGTTTGAAATTCCTGAAAATGAATATGAAGGTGCTGAAGCACTACCAACACCAGCCAACACCTGACCACTAGGCACATTAATATTATTAGTAGTAGTAACTGCTACTGTAGTGGTAGGGGTATAGGCAGAGGCTACAGAGCCTAGTTCTAATTGTGCGCCCCAAACATAGATTGTTTCAGTGCCAGCGTAAGTTCCACTAATTCGTCCACTTGAATTAAATGTATTCCCACTAGCTGCAGGTGCTATGCCAATAAACGGAAGATTAACTGCAGAAGAAAAAGTAGTGCAGCTAAACGTAATAGAACAGCGATACCAATTATTTCCTACAGAAGTGATAGCGGAATTTAAAAAAGTAAATGCCCCTAATTGAGCTGTTTGAGATACTGTTACTGCTGTTAAATCATAAACAGCTACTACATATTGATTGGCTGCATTTAAAGCAAATGAAAGAGTAACTGTACTTTTTGTACCTGCTTTAAAATAGCAAGAAAAAGTAGTCGTTGTGCTATTGGGAATTGTAGCGCTTGCAAGTTGTGTACTTACCTCAACTATACCAGTAACGGCTGCTACAGTAGATAAAGCAGCGGTAGTAGTCCCATCAGGCGCAGTAGCGTTGTTATCAATAACTGTATTGTTTCCTTTGTACCAATTAGCAGTAGCAAAAGTCTGACTCTGCAATATTAAATTATTCCCACCCTGTAAGTTCAGACTCTTATCAACTACAGCACCATTAAAGCTAGACGCTCCTGTTACTTGTAGGACTCCTGTGCCTTGGTCGTAGGATTGGTTTATAAGAACATCACCAAGGTCATTAACAACGACAGATTTTTCAGAAGGATAGTCTAACCATACAGTTATAGTTCCACCAAACGTGCTTACTGCAGCACCAGCATTACTAGAAGATAGAATTGTAGTACGAGTTAATAAGCTAGATGACGTAAGTGTACCAACACCAACTTCCCAGTTAGTGCCATCATAGGCTGTGTAATAAAGAGTATTCCCCGTTGTTATAGCTGGAGAAAATGCTTGAAACCCTGCGGGGGTAGACGTTAGGTTAAAACTAACAGTCGTGTTCGCAGAGCCAAGTTGTTGTACGCGGTCAGCCAGCTGAAGAGCCATTTAAGACTCCTTAACTTGTTGCGGTAGTGCTATATGTAACAGTAACAGTATCACCAGCAGTAACAGCTTTAGCTACAGCAAAGTTTCCTTCAGAATACAAAGTACCAGCAGTTGAGCTTTGTGTGCTTACTGCGCCTGTACCTGTAACCAAGAAACAACCATAAACAGTACCACCAGCGCCAGTAATAGTATAAGTAATACCAGTAGCTGTAGATGAAGTTACATTAGATGGCGTAGTTCCTGTAGAGGTAGAAGCAGCGAATACTGCAGTGCCCCGAACAGCAGAACCACCTACTGTGCAGTTAGTAAACTCAGTCCATGTATGTGAACCCATTGTGTCAGCGGCGGCAAACGTAGTGTTATTGCTGATTAATCCCAAGAATGGGCCGACTGTTGTAAATGTGCCAGAAGTACGCAAAAAGGTATCAAGCATCAACTGCTTACCGATAGCTACGACTAGGTTAGGAAATTCTTCTTCCCATTTCAGACTGCCTTGTGAATCACGGCATACTACGTTATAGCTGCCTTCAATACCCATACCTTCGGGTACAGTTACGTTTGCTTGTAGCGTAGCTAAAGCGCTGTCGCCTGAACCTTGTTTTTCGATTTGCATGATTATTCCTAGGAAATTCTTAAAATAGAAGTTGTTGATGTTGCTGTTGGAAAAGTCACAGTAAAAGTACCTGCTGCTGTATTTGTCTTATCTGAACCAAAATCCAACACCGCTACAGCTGCTCCAGTAGTTGAATTATATATCAAAGCACATCTAGCAGTAAAGGAAGCTGAAGTCCAAGTTACGTTAGAAAAAGACACATAAGAGGTGTTATTAGTAGTATCCCCTACTGGAACTTGGGTAATTGTTAGTGGCTTTCCAGTCGCTGTATACCCAGAGCCAGTAATTTCGTTGGTTGTGCTGTATGCAGTGGTAGTGTTATTAAGGTTGGCATTGCCTGTATAAAGGGCAAGCTTATAACTTTGAGTAGTCCCTGCCGCAAAATTCTCTAACCCACTTAAAAGATTAGTTTTAAATATGTTGCACTGCCCCTGCTGAATCATAAAGTAACCTCAAATTTATTGCTTTTAGCTATGTTTTCTTTGGCTACAACTACTTGTAAATTAGATGGTACATGTAGCCCAGACACTATTTTACCTTGAAGCGGGATTATATGGTCAACATGCCATTGCTGATTTGTTACTTTTCTAAGAATTTCAGCTAGTTTATACTCATTTTGAATACGTTCACGGTCAATATCTGTAAGCCATGCTGGAGTACGGTTTAACTTAGCTAATTGGTACATTCGAGTTCTTGCATTTACAATACCTTTATTTGCTTGCGCCCATTTTTTTGTATTTGCAGAACATTTTTTCGGGTTTTTCTTTTGCCAATTACTAACCGATAAAGACGTTTTTTCTGGGTTATTATTTTTCCAAGCTTTATTACGTGCAAGTATATTGGTAGAATTTTTTGCGTATCTTGCCCTACGTAGGGCGTTAGTGTATTCTTTTTTTGTTGGATTTTTAGCTTCTAAACTTATTTTAATTTTATTTTTAGTGTAGCTTTCTTTAGCTGCAATAATAGCGCAAGGTTTACAGCGTCTAGCCCCAGAATGAAATTCTGATATTTCTTTAGCTATTTTACAAGTACAGCAAGTTTTTATCATAGCTGATTATAAGGCAGACTGGTCTGCCCTTTCCTAAAACTGTCGTTCCTTTCTAAACCATCGCCAAGGCGTTTAACTTGCGCAACGGCTTCTTGGTATTTAGTTTCGTAATAACCAACCATATCCGCTTCAGCTTTCATAAAGATTGCTGCTTCTCTTAACGAGCCGTAGAACAATACGGGGTCGTAGTTATCTCCAAGCCAGCTTTCACCAGTTGAGTTATTGACCAAGGATATAGTATAGACAAAAGGAGTGGCGTTAGTATTGCCAAGGTAGCTACCAGAACAAGTCAAGGTATCGCCAACGGAATAAAAATTACCGCCATTAGTGATAGCCACAGAAGTGACTACGTTGCCAGACACTGTAATGTTAGCCGTAGCCCCAGAACCTGAACCTGTGTTAGCAGTCAATGGAATATTTGCATAAAAACCGTTTGTGTAGCCAGAACCAGTAGTAGTAATAGAACCGGCTGGTACAGCATTATTTGGTGAATTAATAGGCAACGCACCCTGAACAATAGAGACTGGGTAGTAGTAATAGTGCAGTTCAGCTGTGTAGTTGCTATCTGGCGTTGGTGCCATGATAAAACTTAGTTCATTAGCACTACTATATTGTGACCCAAATAACGCATAATACTTAGGAACCCCGCCTGGTGTACCCTGATAGGTAGTACCATTAGAAGCAACGCCTGGGTATGCTTCTCGCAAAAAGTTAACGTCTTTATTAAGTAAATACTTGTAGTTACCACTTGAGTCAATAACAGCTAAGGAGTACGTAGATAAATAGTCGTTTGGAGCCGATAAATATTGATTACCAGAAGTCAGCGTACCAGTAACATTCTTACGCAAAGACGGAATTTGAACCGAATTATACACACGGTCTTCGGCCTCCTGCACAAAGCGAGGAATGTTATTTACAAATAGCGACTCAGTATTCTCTGCGTAGTCTTGTATTGCCTGATAAAGCTGAACATAGTTCATTAGGGTTTACCCTTAAGCCATTGGCCCACGTGACATTTTGCCTTTAGTCTGAGCTTTACCGCCGCGCATTTCAATACCAGAAGTCTTAGTAGGCTTGTAGTTATCTTTGCTGATATTACCCAAAGAGATATTCATCTCGTCCATGTACTTAGCGCCTTTTTCTTCTGACATGGCAGGAAGCTTTTCAAGAACGCCATGAGGCTGTGCGTATTTATTAGCTGGTTTATTATTTGCCATGATTATTTCCCGTTAGCTTTAATTTTAGCTTCGTTACGACCAATTGCTTTCATGTCGTCGTTAGTTTTACCGCCAGCAATACCTTTACCGACTTTTTTGCCCATCTCAACGCCAACGTGTGAGCCAGCATCGCCAAGGTTTTTACCTTTAGTTTTGCCCTTATGTGTAATTCCGTCGGCTGCGCTTTTATATCCCATGTCCTGCTCCTAGTTAATTGTTACTGTTCCTACTTGCCCTTGCCCAACCAAATAATTCGGCGTTTCATTGTAGTCATACCCCTGACCTACAGGAGCCCAACCCCACTGCGTATCTCGACTTCCGCCAGCTTGATATCCATAAGCCGTCAAACCAGACTGTACATAACTTAAATCCCGTCTCGGTTCCCGTACAGCTTGTGGGTCATTTACAGGCACCATCCCTAATTGTAACTGAGGTTGATCAGGGTCCCAACAGGTATTACATACTTTTAGCTGGTAGGGTTTTGTCTTAATAATCTCAGTACGAAGCTCAACCAACTTATATCTAAATGCGCACCGATCACACTCTGCAATTGCAAACTTACCGGAAGCAAACTTATTAGGCATTAGTAACCCCCAATAAACATCCTGCGGGGAACAAACCGAATAGGGGCTTTTTCTCTATCTTCTTCGGAGGCTAGCTGGAACTGTTGTTCGTAATCAGCTTTTAAACCAGCGACCCGTTGAGGGTCAACACCAGGAAGTTTGATAGATAAATAGTAAGCCAATCCAGCCACTAGGCAGTTAACAAACCGGAACGGAATGTCTTGAATATTTACACCATTTCCAGCATCTTGAATACGACGTAAACGCCAGTACACGAATTGGTATGGTTGTGAACCGTCTGGTGTAGGCCAGACGGTAACTGCGGGTAGGTTCTGAACATAAACTTCTGCCCCGGAACTATGGGATACCGCAGTTGTATTCGCTTGACCACGAGCACAGAAACCTAGCGTGTTTCCAGATACATAGCCGTAGGCGATGATCTCATTGTCAATTTGAATAAAACCGGCTGCTGCCAGATTAGTTGTGCTTGTTAAAGTAAGCGTTGTATCAGTAGAAGAAATAGCCCCAGCAAGCTGGTATGCGGAGTCGTTAGACTGGCCAGACATACGTTGAATCCAAACTTGAATCGGCCGCCCTTGCGCTAGTTTGTTTGGGATAGTGGCGTATGTAGATACGCTAATTCTAGATATGGTTATATCCGTTTGGTTAGCCGCACTGTTAGCTTGTGTGCGAATCTGGTGCTCCAGTAAGTCAATGGTGTCAGTAGGTAATGCGTAGGTATTCTGGCCTTGATTCAGGTTAATTGTTCCCTGCTCAATAGTCCACATGTTAATACCGCGGTTAGCCCACTCAACCGTCAACAAGTTTAAAGAACGGCGAGCAGTACGGAAGTCGTATCCAGTACGTAGCTCACTGCCACAACGCTCAAACGCCTCTTCTACGAGATCATTTAAGTCTAGGTTAAAGAGTGTTGTGCCTGTTGTTAAGGCTGATGTCGTCATTATTTTTTAAACCCTTTTAAGGTTTCCGCAAGCCTACTGCGCTTACCCATCTTGCCGGGTTTTTTTGCAGCTGCAGCCAGTTTGCTAGACGGAATCTTTTCACCTTCTGGTACACCCAAAGCTTTATGTAAAGCACCAGGTTTCTTGATAGCTCCCGCGATCCAATTTGTTTTTCCGCCTTCCTTCATCAGGACTGCAGACTTCTTGGCCTTTGGTTCTTTAGCAGGGTTTATATCACCCATACCGCGAGACGCTCTCATTACTTGCTTTTCTTGCCCATACCGCCGCCACAGAACTTCTGAACAGCTTCAGTATGAACGTCATGGCCAGCTTTGTGCTCTTGGAAGAACTTGTGGTGTGGCAAATGCCCTGCGCCGTGTTTAGTTGTAGCAGCATCGTGGCTTTCAAACTGAGGAAACTTCTCCACATCTTTAGCCATAGTTTTTGGTCCCATTGTCTCTTTCATAATACTTTTCCTTTAGTTAAACCACGTTGAGCGATACCACAACCTCTTACTTTACCGCCAGCTTTAAGGGAGATTTTAGTTCCCTTACCGCCTTTATGTTCTTGAGCATCATGCTCTTTAAACGCTTTCTTAATCATGGCGACATCTTGCTTTTTGTCTTTCGACTCTTCCACGCGCTCTTCTGACTTAGATTCTTTTTCCATAACTTTTCCGCCTTTTTTCATACCAGGAGCTGGGCTTTCTGGTGTAGGTGTAGACCCTTCGGGTGCTTTAGTTTTTGCCATCTTTACTATAGCGCGACCAGCACGGGGGAGCAAATCCGCTGTTTCTTTATTCTCCCTACGGTCATCTTCGTAGGTTTGGTCATATCCATTTTTAGCCATTATTTACTCCAAAATCCTTGAAACAAGTTTGCCATAATAGCGCCAATTAAAGCTGCAGCGCCTCCTACACCAAGTAACAACCTCCAACCACCGTGCGCTTCTGCAAGCGTCTTTTGGATAGCCTGAACGGCTTCTTTAATTTGCTTCATCTCATCGACCATTTTATCCATATCGCCCTGTAGGTGTTGAATGTCGTTGGCGTGAGTAGCCAGTTCTCTAGCTGTTGTAATTGGATCCATTGCGCTCATTTGCAAGCCCACCGTTTTAAACTAGCTGCCTTACGAGTAGGTTTGCCGTTTTCGTCTTTCATTGGTCCGGGCATACCAGACATACGAGCGCAGAATGACTTCTTCCTAGCCCCACCTTCAGGTTGTGGTGCTTTTAAATTCGAGCCAGTAGCTGCATTATATTTTTGGCGACCCTTTGCAGTAAGACCAGCCCCCTTAGAAACAGGGAGTTTTTCGCCTCTACCAATAGCGAGAGAGGGGGTCTTCTTAGCCATAAGTAACTGTTTGAAACACTATGTTAGTTACAACCGCATAAATACCAGTCTGGGCTAAAACGCCTTCACCCGGAATAATGGCTTGAAATGGTTGAACACCAGTACTAGTATTGTAGCCAGCTAACCATTTACCAGTTGAAAATATGCACGCTGTACCACCAGCAATAGTACCAGTATTAAGGTCTGTAATGGTAAACGTATCATTGGTAAGTTTAGTTACAACATAATTACCGGCAGTTGCAGAAACACTAGAAGCTGCTGAAAAAGTAATACCAATATTTTGGCCTGTTACTAAACCATGCGCTGTAGACGTTACTGTAACTGTATATCCAGAACGAGCATAAGTAGCTGTTACAGGAGCGGTTGTTGTATCAAAAAGGTCAACACCACCAGCAGTACCAGTACCTAAATAAATAAGGTTTTTAAGGCGAACACGCCCCGAAACCATAAGGCCTGTACCACTAAGGTGCGAGGTTTTTACATCATATTGAATTGTCATAATTAATCTCCTAAATTTTAAAAAGGGGGCCGAAACCCCCCGGGATTAATTAGTCAGCGTTACCGAATGGATATACAGTCTTAGTACCTAATGAACCGTCAGATTGTACGTAGTTAACGTCAAAGTTAAACTTACCAGCAGTCAAAGTAGTAAGCGTAACACCGACGATAGACAAGGTAAATACAACTTGTGATAAAGCTGCAGGCTGTTGGCCTTGCAAAATATCAGTCGATGTAGAAGTCATATTAAGTAAGTTAGCTGCAGAATATGTAGTTGTTTGACGACCTACAGTACCAACAGTTGTTGTACCCAAAGCAATAGTAGCGTAAGCAGGTGTTCCTGCAGCTGCTGTATAGCCGTTTGAAACGTAGATGTTAACTGCGCTTAAGCTAGCATTACCGACAGTAATAGCAGTTAAATAATCAACCACGATTGATTCAATCTGCGAGCCAGCTGGAAGATATGCTACAGCGCCACGATAGATATTTGTACCAGAGTCGGCAGGTATAGTAGCGACTACTGATGGGTAAACAGAAGATGATGGTGTGTAAACAGTAGCATTTACGTTAGCATCAGAAGATAACTGATTACCATTAACAAATTGCTGCGCTGCACCAGGGTAGAAAGAAGTACCATTACCGGTAGTTACAGAGTAGTCAACAACAGCATTTTGTGATAAACGAGCCGAACCTACGTTACGTAGTGGGCCAAAACGGTTGTCGCCAGATAAAATTGGACCTTCAAAAGTTGCGCGTGACATAATATATTTCCTATGCAAAAGTTCACTTATACCAATCGTTGCATCGTCTGCTGGGACAGTCCGGTATAAGTATTACCCAGTTGTTGTAATTCTACACTATTTTACGATTTGTGCAATTATTTTAGTAAAATCGGTATACTTCAAAAAACGAAAGGAACCCAATGAGCTCCTGGCTTATCATAGTGACTGGGCTAATATACGGATACATCGCCTGTGAACAGGGCGTAAAAGGTAACTTGGCTATGGCGGTGGTATATAGCGGATATGCTTTTTCTAACGTAGGTCTCTACTTATTGGCAACAAAATGACTACTATTGTGGGTGACTGGAATAATAAAATACTGGTTGCGGACAGCCAGTTTACAGATAGCGATGCTGGTATTAAATATTTTGAAGACAAGATATTTGCTATAGACGGCGGCTGGCTGGGGGTTGCAGGTAATTACTGCGATGCTGAGAAAGTGCTGGACTACCTAAACAAGAAAAACAAAACAAAACCAAAGCTAAAATCCGACAGCTCTTTTTTAAAACTGACTAAAGAAGGCCTTTTTTCATGCGGGGATGACCTTGAATGGGAAAGAGTTAGGACTTTTATGGCTATTGGTAGTGGGGCTATGGCCGCCGAAGTATGTATGCGTATGGGTTTACCCGCAGAAGAAGCAGTTAAATGGGCGTGTAATGTAGACGTAAATAGCCACGAACCAATTAAAACTTACTCCCTAGACGACAAAAATGCCCTATAAAGATCCAGAAGTTAAGAAGGCATACCATAAGCTGCAGAGCCGCAAGCACTATGAGAAGAATAAAGAAAAGATAATAGAGGCTACTACTAAGTATTCCAAGCGGGGTAAGGAGAAGTGGGACCTATTCAAGGGGAGTCTGCATTGCGCACGGTGTAAGGAGAACCACATAGCCTGTATGGATTTTCACCATATAGACCCAAGCGAAAAAGAGTATGAAGTAAGTGCTCTAATTAGTTCCAAGATGTTTACCAAAGCCTACAAAGAAATTAAAAAATGTATTGTGCTGTGTTCGAACTGCCACAGGAAGCTTCATTACAATGAAAAAACCCCCGCCTTGTGAGCGGGGGTTTTTATTGGGTACATTCAGATTAGAATGAACCGCTTGAGCCCCATGCTCCGAGGGGATCGGACCAACCGAAGCTGTAACGCTCACGAGACTTGTAACGAACGTTACCAGTATCGAAGTCACCATCCATAGAATTCTGGAGTGGTGTACGCTCAAACATTTTCAGGCCGTTTGGAACGTCGGTCAAAATAAACCATGCGTTTGTATCGGTCAAGAAGTGGTTAACAGCGTAGCCTTCTGGGATTGTGCCATTGTTTTTCAATGCATTGATATCGTTGTTGTTTGTACCAACACGGAGGTTAGTTTCCAACAGACGAGTAGCAACGAACATCAAAGCAGGTGGGATCACCAGTTTGCGTGGCTTAGCAGCGATCAAGAGACCGCGCTCATCAGTCCAGGCAGCGATTTGAATTGTTGCGGCTTCCAAAGAAGTCTCGTTCAAATCAACAGGGGTAGCAACAGTATTGCTGTTTGTACCACCGTTTACCAATGGATGAGCTGTAGAGAACAATGCAACGCCATCGCCACCGAGGTAGCTAGATGAGAAACCGTTATTCAATACAGAAGCACCTTTAACTTGCTTGGTGTAAGACATAGCGCGAGCCAATGCTTTGGTGTAACGAGCAGACAATGAGTCATACAAGTTATCTTCAATCGCTTCTTCAGTGATTGAGAAACCCAAAGCGATAGTTTCGTGTGAGTAGCGAGCTGTAAAAGCTTCTTGTGCATTATCGTAAGAAATTGCACCGCCTTCGTTCTTGACTGGAGCAGCCGAGAAACCAGACAGTTTTGTCTCTTCTTCAAATGAACGCTCAGAGGCTTCGATGTCATAAATTTCTTTATGCTCTTCGCCATAGCGCTTGTACTCTAAACCGAACAACGCGTTTAGTCCTGGGAGTAACTCTTTTAAGAGCTGTGAACGTGAAATAGCCATGTTATAGCTCCTTTATTAGTTAGCTGTACCAGCGGATTGATAGTACTGATGTACGCCAAAGTTTAACTTGACGATCAAATCAGTGTATGCATCACCGGGGTTAGAAGGGAAATTGCCGCCGAATGTAGAGCTGGAGTTAACCAAGTCAACAATCTTAACAGCAAGAGCGGAGGTGTTAGCAACAGTCAACACGCCTGAACTCAAAGAGCCAGTTACGTTGATTACTGAATCACCAGATGTTGTGTTACCAGTTGCAGAGCTTGTACCACCAGTAAAGTTGCCTAAAGCAGCAGTTTTACCAATAGAGGTATAAGTTACAGAACCAGCAGCTTGTACTTGATACAACTGATCTGGGTCTTCGATTACACGGATAAATACGTTTGTATATCCTGCAGTGATCGCGTTAGCTGGCAAATACTGAGCATACAAAGGGTAGCCTAGTTGTTGACCTGCTAATTGATAACGTACGCCTACGCAAACGCCAGCAATACCAGTAGAACTGGTTGTTGGGGTTGAAGAAACAACAATAGGCATACCAGGTAAATTGCTGGTTGTGCCAAGTTGCACTAAGTCACCAGTAAAAATTGGTGCTGTGTTGTTATAGGTCAACTGATACTCGCGAATTGTGCCGCCAGTAAAGGATTGCCCACCGATCAGGCTGATCGGCTTTAGTCCATAAGGACTGGATACTGTAGCCATTTAAAGCCTCCTAAAAAGTTAATTAACGTGAACCACTCCCGAAGCCACCACCTTTACTTACTGTGCTTTTACGCTCACTATACAAAGGCATACGTGCATCGTTATTACGCATGAAATGGTTATCAACCGAATCCATCTGATTTTGTGCTTGCGACTCGTAGTACTCTTTTTGTGCTGCGAGGTGCTCTGTTAAGATCTTACACAAGATCAAACCACCGATTTCAACGTTTCCATTTGCATCACCCACAATCATAAGTTCGGGGTGATCCTCAGCTTTAACCGGTACCCAACCATCACGAAACTTTTGGGATACGTTAGTTGGTACCGCTTGTCCTAATACCTCTTTAGCAACCCATCTGAAGCTATAACCAGATTCTGGAGTAGGATCAGGCAGAGTAGCCGCTGGGCGGTAGATTGGACGGGTTGAAGCTGTTTCGCGATTCTCGCCATCGCGCGTTTTACGAGTATTAGCCATTACGGGCCTCCTGTTTTAAAAATTCCTTAGCATACAATTCACGTGAAATACCTAACTTATCAGCCAGTGCTGCTTGGGTGGATGTAAGTCGGATAGTTTTTTTTGCCCCCGTTGAACGGGTAGCAGAAGCCACGACTGTTGCCGGCTTTTTACTAGGTTCACCGGTTCTACGGCTAGCTGGCTCGTCATCCTGAAGTAAATCAGGGAACACAGACTTTAAGCGAGAATTAATTTTCTCGAAATATTCTTCACTACGCGGATCGTAACCCGTGGCCACCAATTTCTGATGCAAGCCTAATGCAAAGGCTGTCACCTCTTCGTACCCCGGCGATCCGAACCACTGGTTTTTTGCCTGCCAGCGCAGAGTTTTTTCGTCGGGCTTGGGTACATCTGGAGCCGTATGTTGTATTTGTACATCATTTTCTTGAGTTTGTAAAGTACTTGGACGGAAATTTTTTGCAGCTTCAATTTTCATCTTCGCTTCAGTCAACGCTTCTTGGGCGGCAAGCAATGCCTCGGAGTCGTAGTCTTCAGACGCTTTCTTAAACTTATCACGTGCATTATTAAGCTCAGCCTCGGCTTTTTCGCGCATCATCTCTTGGTAGGAAGTCTCACCAGTCTGAACGTACTGCTTCAGTTTCTTGTTCTCTTCCATAGCATGTTGAGCTAGACGAATTGCTTCTTCTTTCTCACGTTCGGCCTTTTCTTTGGCTCTACGCTCGTCATGACGGGCATGCGTTAGCTCTTTAATGCGCGATTGAACACCTTTTGTATAGCCCTCAATCTCTTCATCCGAGGGATCTTCTACATCACGGTTTAGGGGCTGCGCCTTTCGATCTTGTTCAGGAGTATCGTCTTCAACAACAATATCCGCCTCAACAACATCGCCTTCAGCAGTTACATCTAACTCGACTTCTGGCTTTTCATCAAAGCTTCCGTCTTCGTCTGGGAATTTGTAAACCATAATTGCTCCTTATTTTAAGCACCGAAAAAGCGTTCGGTGTGCGCGTTGGATTTCTTGCGATTCCATAAAGCCGGTACAACTTGCAGGTTATTAGCACTACTTGTTCCGCCTTTTGATACCGGAACAATATGATCTACATGCCAAGAAAAGCCCGTAATAGCACTTCGCTTACGCATAAGATCTACCGCTTCAGTAAGAACTAGCCTATCAAGCTCTGCTAAATTTTTTTCAAAACTACGGCGAACTAGCTGGTATCTAAGTTTTGCTTGTTTTCTAGTTTCAGAAAGCGGCTTAGCACTTCTACGTAATTCTGCTTTAGCTCGACCGCCAGCTGCTACATAGGCTGCGTCTTCCTTCCGTTTTTGTGCTTTACCTTTTTCAGAAGAGTAATACTTTCGTTTAGCCGCTTTAACCTTTTCGGGGTTTGCTGCTCTCCAAGCTCTAAGATATTCGGTTCTATTACGCACGCGCGATCCCCCTCGGGTCCTCGACAACTGCTTCTACTTGGTCGTCATAAATAACACGAAACTCTTTTCCGTAAATCATGATCCTAGTACCTGTATAAGGGCGGGTAATAACAAAATCACCCTCTTTACACCAAGCACCTGTTGGAAATTTAGCTTCATCTTTATAGGCTAGATCGCCTAGCTTCAAAACAAATAAAACTGGGGAAGTTAGCTCCTCAATCTTCTTAGTCTCATCAGCCTTAACAATGCCGCTATCGTATTGGTCTGTGGCTGTAACCAGCGAACACAGCATTCTCCAACCACGTGGTTCAGGTAGCTGGCGGGCCATTTGCACCTGGATTTCTTCGGGTGTTGGCTCAGCTACTTCATTTACTTCTACGTCTACTGCGTCAAGCGAATGCATACTGCCATCCGGTAATACAAACCCTTGTGGGGGCAAAGCGATGGTTTCACTCATCGTTGTCTTCTTTCATATTGTCAGCGAGGTCGAATAAATGGCGCTCTGCAAATGCTAGGCCTCGAATTACACCGCAGAGCTCTCTGTACTGCTCAAAACTTGTACACTGCCCGTTTGCCAAATCGTCAGTGTAGTTATTCATATCTGTGCGCAACTTGTCACGCATTGCGGCTATGAAATCAGCCGTTAGTAGATCCATCATTTGGTTTTACTCTCCTTAGGTGTTTGTTGCTGTTGGTTTAGGGTTACTGCTGTATTAAGCCTGTGCTCTTTATCTTGCTGAGCTAGTTGGGCTAATTGCAAGGCCCCGCTAGTCAATGTCTGGCGTTTATTAGCTTGGTGTTGCTGCTGATTATTGATAAATGTTGTGGCGGTATCGACCCCAGCCTGTACTTTCTTGGACTGAAGCTCCTGCGCTTTAAGTGCGAGCTCTTGTTGTTTAAACTGTGCATCGGTTTGGTCTTTAGCCTTCTTACGCTCCAGCTCGCCCTGCTTAACTTGCTGGTCAATTAACTCAGCTTGCATTACAGGATCTTTCGCATTTTGCTGGGCTTGCTGTTGAGCAGCCATAGCTTGAGATTGAGCCAGTACTTGCGGAGCTGCTTGGGCAATCAAACGAGACAATTCAACTTCCAAATCTGGTGAAAGCTCTTCTTTCGGTGATGGGAGTGATGCGCCCATAGCCTCTTCGATCTTCTGACGGTATGCATACCCAACGTGTTCTGCTATATGAGCCTGCATTGCGCCCATAATTGCTTGCGCCTGTGGGTTTTGCCCAACAAGTTGTTGAACGATTGGGTCTTGCATAGCCATCTGGTGTACCTGAATATGGGCCTGGTGATCCTGGAACATAAACGCTTTCATTGGCTTGCCTTTTAGAGCAGCCATGTTTTCTGTTACTGGGTCTTTCGGTTTCTGGTCATCATCCAATGGCACAAGTTTGTCAGCGTTCTTAATGCCAAGCACGTCTAGCATCTGGCGATGAAGTTCTGGTAAGTTGTAAATCTGTGGAGCTGACTGGGCTAATTGAATAACTGCCTGGTACTGGACAACACGCTGAGATAGTGTGGCCGCGTTTGGATCTGATACTGGTAGGATGTCTACGTGTTTGTAATCAGATTTTTTAACCTGCATGTCGCCATGTTCTGGCTCGTAGGTATAGTCATCGTCTGTGTAATCCCGAATAATACCGGCAATTAGTTTTAATTCTTGACGCAGCGCATAATGCACTCGCGCCTGAACAGCTGACATGACTTTTAAGGTTCTTTCGAGAATCGCTAGTGTAGTTCCAACAGGGGCATTAGCCGACATGTCAGATACCTGCATATCCGAAGTAGCTGCAAAGCGGCGGCCTTCCTCAATGATTTTGTCCATTAAACCAGCTAAAACTGCAGAGGGTTCTTTGTATGGAAGTGGTAGGATGTTGTCGCGAATAGTTCCTGAACCAACATCTACGTCACGGAATTCACCTGGAGCAATTGGAGTGTCATCACCTTTAATGCGAAGACCACGGGATTTTAAACCACCCGGCAGATTCGATAGGGTTCCGGCATCGACAAGCTGTCGCAGGATGGAAGTGGCTGATTTAGCAAAACCGCCAACAAGATGGAAAAGGCCGAAACCGTAAGCGCCATAACCAGGAATATATTGGTAGTGGACAAAGTGCTGGCGTTTAAGACGCAGCGGATCTTCTTCTTTCCAGTTTCTACGAACCGCCAAAACCTGATTCGTGCCGCGTACCATTGTAACCACATACGGGAGAGCAATTCCTGTTTCTTCACCACTATCGTCCTTATCTTCAAAACCAGGTAAATCTAAATCAGCATGTACTTCGTACAGCTCAAAGCGATCATCGTAGCTAGCAGTAAAGCCAGTTTCTTTATCTTTCTTCTCTTGAATCTCGGTACGGAACTTTTGTGGCTCCCCAAGCTCAACATCGGTGTAAAAGCCAGCGCGCTGTAGCTTGATCAAGTCCTGCTTAGTCTTGCGCATACGGTGTGTAACGCGGTGGCAAGAGGCAATTTCGCTAGCTCCATATGGCAAAATGATATCTTCTGCCGGAATAAACATTGAAACCTGACGGTCAATAGACGGATCAAAGTACACCTTTTTAAACGCAGAACCTGCAGATGGCAGATTCCACAGCATACGCTCGTGCTCATTCCTGAACTCAGGCATCTTTTCTGTAAGCTGGTAATTCATGTCAGCTTCTACACGCTGTGCCGCTTCCATCTTTTCGCGGGTCTCTTTACCGATAATCTGTGTACGGACTGGGCCCTTAGCAGGGAAAGTCTCCATAATTGTTTCTGATTGGAAACGAACTACGGCTTCTGTAATCATTGGGTGGAATACACCACAAGCGCCATCCCAAGGTTCTACGCGTTCTTCAAACTTCAGACCAAGCAATGTAATACCGTCTTTGTACATCTGCTCCCAGTCTTTGCGGGAAGCCAAATCGTTTTCGATGTCAGAGGCCAGATCACCGGCAATCGTTTCAAGGGCGCCAGCATCAAGTTCTTCGGCTAAGTTCATATTGAACTCTTCGCTACCGTCAACTTCGTCCATTTTTTCGATATCTAGCTCAAAGCCATCACCGTTAATATGAACCGCTTCTGGGTCTTCAATTTCGATTTCAATATCTGGCTCGTTCTGAGTCAGTTGTTCTAGGCCTTTCGGCGCTTGGTATAAACCTTTATCTACTGGCATGTTATGTCTTCCTTAATTACATTATTGTTTCGCGCTGGTGGTAAAGACGACATACATTTTGCCTGCATATCTTTATCCGTAAGCCCAAATTCTTTTAAGCACTCGTGTACGCGCTCAACAGGTTCAGCTACATACATAAAAGTACAAGTTTGCTCGATTTTAACCTGACGCCAGATAGCGCGGGACATTTTTTTAACTTTCCACCACCGCTTTATGAATTTAAACATTAGTAGTATGCCGCCTTCCGTCTGTACTTGTACTGCAAATCATCTTTCTCGTCGGTGTCCAAACTAATGAACCCGCCCTGGCGGTACCGCAAAAGTGCCTGAGTTGTCGTATCCACAAAGTCATCATGCTCGCCAACTGGGAACGATGCCAATTCTTCTATTACATCCCGGGCCCACCGCCTATCGGGCGCCCAAACCTTCCCGCTAGTAAAAAGATCAGCTACGGCATTCAAGCGAACCATCTTATCATTTCCACGGGAAGGGTTGGTCTCCTGTACTGGTATCCCCATCATCCTAAGTTCCTGGATCAACGGGGCACCTGAAGCTTTTTTCTCCACAATAAACGCATCGGGCTTCCATTCCTTGTAGTGCTTTAGCGCTACTTGTTTTAGTTCTGGAAATGCCATTCGGTCTTTAAAGGCGTCGAGTAAGATTAAATTGGGTGAGTTCCCATCCTCCTCGTTATACCAAACCCCCCACGTTGTACATGCGGAGTAGTCAGATGTTGTCTTAGTTTCAAACGCCGTATCCCAGCTTTGAATAATATACTCTACAGTAGGCGGGTCATCTTTTTCCCATATCATCCAGTCTTTTCTTCCAACAACAGCGCTCATATCGCTAGTCGGGTTCTGCATATACTGGGCATTCCAATAACGAGGATCTAGTACTGCCTTTGTAGCTTTCAGTGTTTCGAGGGGCCATTGTTCTGGCCAAAGGGATTTTTCTGCGTCTGTATCTTCGTTAAGGATAGCGGGCAGTTCTACAATCTCCCAAGGGGTCGTGTGCGGGTTTTTTATATTGTAGTCAATGATCCGCCCAGTTAAATCGAGCAAAGACCAGCGAGTCATAATTACTATGATCGCACCCCCCGGCATTAAACGTTGTAGTGGGCCAGTTTGGAACCAAGACCAGGCGTTATCAAACGCTAGCCTTGAATTCGCTTTCATGTCCTGTTCAGAATGAGGGTCATCAATAACAAACAAGTCAGCGCCTCGTCCTGCCAAGGCACCCCCGACACCAGCAGCATAATACTGCCCACCAGCAGATGTGCTCCACTTACCCGCAGCCTTTTGGTCGTCGGCAACGACCGTGTTTGGGAAGACTGCTCTGTAATCATCTGAGTCAATTAAGTTCCTCACTCTCCGTCCAAAGTCTTCCGAGAGCCCCGCGGTATGCGTGGCCATAATGATTTTCTTCTCGGGGTATTGACCTAGAAAGTATGCCGGAAACAGGTAGGACGAAAACTCTGATTTGCCCATACGTGGTGCAATATTAATAATTACGCGCTTTTTTCGCCCCTCCACAACATCCTGGAAGATTTTAGCTAGTTTGCGGTGCTGGGGCCCTATCTTAAAGCCTGGGTATACTGCTTTCGCGAACTCCAGCGGCTTATTTTGTGCCTGATTTAAGTGCATGCGGTGCTCTTGCTCTTCTAAATCCGCTAAAAAGAGCGCCTTCTCTTCCAAACTCATGTCTTTTAGCGCTAATTGCGCGGCGAGAGCCTCTTGTGGAGTTAGAAAGTCTAGATTCATTCGTCTTTATACCGTTGCTTTTCTGCAACAACCTTAGTTTCGACGATATCTTCTACGTCAATGACGTCTGCTTTACCCATGTACTTGGATAGTTTCTCTCTGATGCGCTTTTCGAGTTCCTCATTGCTTATTTCTTTTTGGTTTACTTCTACGCGTTCGGTAAACAAGGCTACTTCCGTGACTTTTCCTAGCAACTCCAACGCTTTTAGACGTATCCGGGCATCAGGGTGGTCGGTTTCTTTGACGATCTTTGCCACGCTCATCGAACGCAACTCATTCGCCTGTTTTACAAACTCCCACTGGTATCCAGTGACCATAGCCACGGCGTTTGTGATTTCTTCAGGGACTTGTAAGTTCAGTAATTGGTTTTTTGCGTCAGGGGAGCCAGCTGTTAAAGCAGCGAATGCGTTGGCTACTTGTTGTTCTTGGGCATTAGATAGGATCTGGGCTTCTTCCTCTTCGGAGGAGAATTGGTTTAACCAGTCTACTGTTTGTTTTTGCGCGCCCAATGTTTGGGGGGCAGTCAAGTCTTCTAGGGGGGTAAAGTTGTCCGCACCAGAATCAATTTCTGGTACATAATCTGCAGCTACGGCTGAGACCAAATGCTCTAAAAGCAAACTAACTACCTCCTTGGTTGCGCTGGGGTAAGCGAATGTTGGAAGTATACAACGTTTTTGTTTTTTATGTTACTATTCTTTTGCGTGTGGCTTTTCCTCCTTCGTTTGAGCTATGCGCAAATCTCCTTTGTTGTGATGGTTTGGCCCCCGGACTTAAAACCCCCGGGGGTTTTTTTTTTTACTTAGCTTTTAGCATCTTGATTGTGTCAATCGTAACGTCTAGCCAAAAGTGGTATGCGTCTTTAATTGCTTTCTCAGTTTGCTGGTAAGTTTTGTTTAGCTCGAGGGGTTTAAAAAAATCGTACATGGTAGGTCCTTTGTAAATTGTGGGAAACATTTTTCCCGGTTTGTGTAGTTTATTACACATTTTATTGCACTGCAACATTTGACATGTATATTTTTTGGAATTTTTTATACATATGGGTATCAATATGTATAGATGTTTTATGCCTGTAGGTACCAACTGGGAAACTGGGGATGTCACATGTTTGGTCAAATATTAGACATGGAAGTGCATGAATTTTTAATAAAATTTTGCTGTAAGTTGTTGATTTTATACAAGATTTGACATTTTTTAGCTGTGCGGTTAAGGAACAATGATCTAGTGACCATGTCACCACTCCCTCCAACAGGGTTGATACCCCCATAGTGGGGTCGCCATATAGCCATTACGAAGGGGGGAATAGACCCTAAAGCTATACTGTTTACATGGATAGAACATCTATTCATTCGTTGCCAAGCCGATACGCTTGGCTTTTTATATTGGAGTTACACATCATGGCATTAACATTTACTTATCAAACAGCACCAAAGGGTGCAAACATTACATTCGCTGTATTCGCTAACGGCATGGGAGTAGCCAAGCGAATGAGTATGGCTGAGTCAGAGGTATGGCATAAGCAATACATTAAGGAAGACCCTGAGGCACAAGCCGATTGGAGACACGAATGGGTGCGACACTTTGTTGCGGGTTATCTAGGTAATCCAAGCGATAAGGTCTTGGACAGGATTCTGTCCCAAACTCGTGATGAGAGAACGAGAGAGCACCAACTCGCATACAAGTCAGCGACTGAGATGTTCCGTAGTCACATAGTTAGACCTGAGAAGTCAGGGTCATTCAAGCAAGTCAAGGTAACAGTTGACAAGGTAGTCGAGTTGTTCGAGCAGTTGAGTAAAGCCGAGCAAGCCAAGTTCATGCGGATTATCAAGTAAGCGTGGCAACGAGGCTTCATCGCAGTTTAATTTTCTGTCTAATCAAGGAGTAACCATGCACTTAACCAAAGCGCAACAACTAGCCATGCGACAAATGGTCAGGCAACAACGGGACAGGATTCTGTCCGATACCAAACCCAAACCTGACTACCACAAGCCCATCACTATGGGCGAGGTGTTTATGACCTTTAACCGCAACACCTACAAACAAGGGAAATACGAATGAGCAAGGGCAAGAACAAAGCATGGGACATCATGTCCCTATATCGTGACGGCTACACAGTCCTAGCGATAGCAAGGCAACTAAGTCTTTCAACCAAAGATGTATATGCAGTAATCAACCTACCTAAACACAAAGGAGTCTAACCATGTCAGGCATGAAGCGATTAGTAGAAGAGGTAGCACTAATGTATTGGGAAGGCTACACAATCCTAGCGATTGCCCGCTCTCTCAAGTTATCAACCAAGCAAGTCCAATCTGTCGTTAACCTTTACAAAGGAGAATTACTATGAAATCAATCACACTCAAACCAAGCGCTGTATACAAACAGATCCTAGCCGAAGGCACACTAGGTAAGCGTAGTAATGTATGGGTCGTATGCCAAAAGAAAGGCGATGAAGTAGGCGAGATAGTAAGAAAGCCATATCAGTCTTTAGCCCGAGCCACAACAGCGTGGCGTAAACGCATTGAGAAGCACGGCAAGGACTCAGGCTGGGTAGTCATCACCTCCGATGCGTTAGCTTCTTGTGGCTTCATCTGGCTGTAATGAGAGGGGTTTGGGACAGGTTTCTGTCCCGTTATGCACCATAATAATGCACTTGGTAATTGTCTACTTTATCTCGCAGGTGGACACTACCTTGACGCCCGCAACCCTTTTGTTTATGTGCGTCTACCACATTCCCAGCACACCTATATATATAAATACTAAATTCTAAATATATATATATAAGGGTAGATAAGTGGGACTGTTTATTTGTGTCTTACTTTCTTAGTCCTTAAGTTGCTGGAAATCCGTAGACATCTGTGACAGCATAAGGAAAAAGCGTAGTAGTATAAGGCTCAAACACATGACAACTACTGTGGACAACATAGGTATAATTACTGGACATTAGTAGACTTTTATGGCTAAACGGGACAGAAACCTGCCCTTGCTTCATTAAAACGGAAACAAACCACATGAAAAAACTAACCAAGCAAGCACAACTAACTTGTGCGAAATGCGGGGAAACAAGAGAGCGAGCTGAGTTTAAAAGACGCATGACTGCAGAAGAATATTCAAACGCCCTAAACAGGCGGGTTGAAACAGGAACTACGGTCATCAGCTCTTTGTGCAAACAATGCCAACCCAAACGCAAACCGAGGGCTAAGCTCACCCTCAAAGAACTACGCAACAAGATAACAAATAAACGCATCAACCCCTACCTAGGGGAACAACTAATACACCAAAAAAGAAAGGACATCAACGATATGCGAAAGCGAGTGATGAAAGAAAGGTGGCAAAAGGAAAAGGGTAAGGAACGAGAAGCACTAAAAACCACCCTAGATAAAGAAGTAAACCTAGCTAAGAACAGATACCACGCCTACTTCAGACGGACAGAAACCTGTCCCATAAAAACGACTCGGCAAACAAAAGCAGATACACCCGAGCAAATAGCCCAAATCAAACAAGCACGCCTAGACCACTTGGCGGTTTTAGAAACGCAATATAGATTGATGAAAGAAAGGAGAGTAGAGAAGTTAAATGAATACGATACGGGCAGAAACCTGTCCGCTAAGTAAACAACCACTAACAAAGGAGGAAATAAACCATGCCTAATGGTGAAAGTAGAGAAGGACTAGAAGATGTGTATGAGCAAGAAAGGCAGTATGTAGGTAGGGCAGTTAGGGATATGAGCGTTGAAGAGATGATTGCAGAAATGCGAGATAGGGTAGTACCACGCTTGCACGCCCCACCACCCCCAACAACAGACCCAAGACTACCCGTCTTCCGAGAACCCGAACCCACAGAACCACGCTTCAAAATACCCAAGGGGTTCACACCCCTGCACCCACTAATAAATACCACAACCCAACCCGATGAAAAGCCTGAGCACTTACTACGCACAGATAGGGTTAGGTATGTCTTGCGGAGTGGAGAGAAAGGTAGTAATTGGGTGTCCCACTTATGGTGGGGTGATTCTCCGAGGCAAACCGGTGCGATAGTCGCATACAAGAAGCTCAAGAAAGAGAGTCCATGGGTGGATTGGGGTAACTTGCACCGCCTTACCGACTTAAGAGACCACCCAATACACGGCACCATACCCGACATAGCCCGCCTAAATAGCACCCTTACCACACCTGAATTAGTAGTGTGGCTAAGGGATTTTAATAGACCCGTGGGCTATGTGCGTAGGGCAGATGCTTGGGACTGGGGTTTAGATGGCACGGGCAACGACATAATGCGGTATCGACTAGCGGGAGAAGAAGATGAAAGTATTACAAGGATTTGATTTGTATAGCAGGATCGCCCTGTTGTTTTGTAGTTTATTCATAGGGGCGCAGGTAGTTAGGTATGTAGTAGGTTTGATTATTAAATAGATTGGGACAGGTTTCTGTCCAATGACTTCGGTCATCAGTTATTACACAAACGAAAGGAAATACAGTTATGCCAACAGTTACATATACAGTTGCACAGGTAGAAGCAGTCCGTCTTCGCAAAGCAAGCCTGCCCGATGGTAAGCATGACGTGTTGCGGACATTCCTCAGCATGAAGTTGAATCACATGGAAAGACCACACGCATGGACTATGGCGGAAGCAGTAGATCATAGTAGGCACACTATCAAGAACAACCTCTTAGTAACACAACAATGGCACGGCAACCGACTCAATCGGTTTTCAGTAACAAGTTATGTCTCGCTTATGACTCGCAAGCGTGCTCTATACGACTTCGGAGTGAGGGCTAGGGAGTGTTTTAGAACTCAAGACGATAGTGAGTTAGTTTGTATGCTTAATGACAACCCTGACATTAGGGATATGGCAGGTAGTAGCGATTGGTGCGAAATGATTAACGATTCGGATAAATTCCCCGACGCACCTACATATGAGGTTTGCTCTGACTGCGAGTACATAGAAGCAGAAGACGATGGCTCTTGGGTGTATAACGGCGACAGATGGGTGTGCTCTAGTTGTAGGGAGAATAGCTATCGTTGGTCAGACTACCATGATAGCGTGGTGCATGAAGATGATGAAGAGCCTGACATCGAAGACGATGAGGAGGAGGAAGAAGAAAGCCGCTTCATCGGGGGTTATCATAGTAGTAAGCGTAAGCTAGGTCTTATCCCAACTGAGTTCTCCAAGCGAGAGACTAAGATCTACATGGGGCTTGAGCTTGAGATGGAGGTCGGCGATGGTTGCGACCGAGAGGCTAAGGCTGAGGAGTTGTTCGAGGCTATCGGTGTTACGCCTGAAGGGCACAACTATTGTTTCTTAGAAGACGATGGGTCTCTTAGCCACGGCTTTGAGATGGTGACTGGCTACACAGGGTTAGATGTTCATGCCAAGCAGTTAGAGTTCTTTAAGCGTAGATGGGCTGATGTTAAGTCGCACGATACCAAGACTTGTGGGCTTCATGTTCACATTTGCAAGAAGGGTATGAGTATGTTTCATGCGGCAAAGTTAATCCTGTTCATGCACGATAGTAGAAACCAGCGACTCTTTCGTACCATAGCAAGACGAGATGGCAACCGCTATTCACAGGTTAAGAACAAGACAGCCGACTATGCATGGCTCAAGCACGGCAAGCGTAATGGTATGCAACGCTTGAATGAGGATCGGTATGAGTCGGTTAACTTCCAGCCCGAGAGAACTATTGAGTTCCGCTTGTTTAAGGGCACGCTACGCTATGAGACCATCATGTCTTGTCTTGAGTTTACTTACATGGCTTGGTTCTTTAGTCGTGATACAGGGCAACAAGACTTAACTACGGATAACTTCCTCAAGTTTATTTGCCAGCCTGACAACCGCAAGGACACAATCAATCTACGGTCATTCTTGCAGTCTAAGGGATTCATGCTAGATAAATCAGCAATCGTTAAAGCTAACCCACGTTTCGAGAAGAAAGAACAATTAGCTGAAGTGTAAGCGGGCAGAAACCTGTCCCAAACAAATTTAAATCAATCTAAATAAAGGAAATACATATGTGTTTATTAGTCGTTCAGCCCGCTTCCGCCCCTTCATTAACCCAAGAGTGGTTAGAGGATTTCTATTCATCTAATGCCGATGGCGTTGGTATCATGCGTTCAGTTGACGGCGAGCTTCTCATAGAGAAGATCTTGCCTAAGAATGCCCAAGAGTTTGTAGACTTTTATACCAACCACATTGATGGCTACGATTGTGCGTTCCATCTGCGTATGAAGACCCACGGCAACATCGATATGGAGAATTGCCACCCATATGAAGTATTCAATAGTGCTGAGCACGGGCTTGATGTTTGGCTCATGCATAACGGCATACTAGGTACAGGTAATGCGGGTGATGTTACCAAGTCAGATACATGGCACTACATTCGTGACTACTTGCGACCTATGCTTGCTAACAACTTAGACTTTGCGTTTACCGATGCGTTTGCTGAGATTGTCGGTGATCATATTGGTGCGTCTAATAAGTTCGTCATCATGGATAGCACAGGTCGTGTTCAGACAGTCAATCAAACCTCAGGCGTGTATTGGGGCGGTCGTTGGTTATCTAATACATATGCGTGGTCTAGTCCTACTGGTGTGCCCAAAGATTATGTTGATAGTGCCGAGTTAGCGGTGCAACAGATCGAGGCTGAGCCATACAAGGCAGTATGGAAAACTGGTGGGAGTAAGTCGTACAAGCAGTGGTCTGGCTATGGTGCTGGCTACGGTGCTGGTGGTTACGATAGTCGATACGATAGTGATGATTACTGGGAGGATTACAAATACAACCACACTACCAAGACATATGACAAGGTAGAAGCAACGGACAAGCTAGATCGCCCAGTATATGTACCGCCAGTAGGTAGTATCTTTGAAGATGAAGATGGCGATTACGATGATGAAGATAACACTAAGCGTAGCCCTGAGTTTGGTGTGTCACCTCAAGAGATTGACGATGTGATGGAAGATTTACTGTTTGAGATCGAGCAGACATTTGAGATCAAGTATCTTAGTCGCACCGCAGGCTATGAATTCATCGAGGAGTTTGGTATCGATAACTTCATGGAGGTGTGCTACATGGCACTAGACGACATGATTGACAGCAGTTGGTTCGAGCGTATCTTGACTGACCACATCTGTGCCCGTGAAGCGTTCCCTTGGATGGAAAGAACTAAGCCACAAAAAATCAGTATCTGCTAACAACGAAAGGAAAATAAAGTATGTCTAAGTTTTATATAGTTGCGGGTGCTACCCGCTTTGCAGTCCAAGAAGTAACTGCCCTTACTAGAGAAGAAGCAGAAAGAAAAGCATATAAGACTGACCCCAGTTTGTGGGATAAGCACATTCAAAGTGACAACTATGAGCAGTACGAAACCTTGGAGTTAGGGGAAGAGAGTCAGTATATAAACCTAGAGGAGGGAGTATGAAAGAACATTTAGTAGCAGAGAATCCGAATAAGGATATGCCACACAACCAAAGACTTTACCGTTTTCCTAATGGGTATGGTGCGAGTGTGGTATGGGGGGGTGATGGTCTGATTCGTGGTAATGATGAACGCCCATATGAATTGGCAGTTATTAAGTGGTTAAGTAAAACAAACTACTACTTAGACTCCCAAAACCCTGTATGTAATGATGTAATCGGATACCAAAACGATGAGCAGATAACGGATTTGCTTAACAAAATCAAAGGCTTAGAAAGGAAAGATACGGAATGACAAACACATCAAGGGTAGCCATAGCCCCATACAAACGAGGCAGTAAAAGTGCAAGGCTATTAAAGAAAGGACTGAGCGAAGCATTAGGTAGAGATGTGTTGTTTATAAACCCTGAGCGTGTCGGCTTGTGCAAGCCTAGTCGTGTCGTTATTAACTGGGGTAGTAGTGGGATTAGTGATACAAATGCTACGGTCATCAACTCCGCTAGTGCCGTCAGCGTTGCGTCAAACAAACACAGGTCGTTACTGCATTTTAAGCTAGCCGATGTCCCCCACCCTGAATACACAACAGACAAGGACAAGGCAAAGGACTGGATAGAACAGGGCTTCAAGGTAGTATGTCGTACGCTACTCACCGCACACTCAGGGCAAGGCATTGTTGTAGCCAAACAACACTCAGAGTTAGTAGATGCCCCGTTGTATACAAAATACATACGCAAGCAAAAGGAGTTCAGAGTTCATGTATTTAATAGTAAAATTCTTGACATACAAGAAAAGCGTAGGAGTTCTAGTGTTGATGACCACCACCCTTATATTAGAAACCATGCAAATGGGTATGTCTTTTGTCGAGGTGGTATCGAAGAACCTCACTCTCTTAGGGGGGTTGCTATCTCTGCCGTTGATGCGTTAGGGCTAGACTTCGGTGCAGTAGATGTTGCATGGAATGAGGCACAGGATAAGTGCTATGTGTTAGAAGTAAATACTGCGTGCGGTCTAGAGGGTTCGACTGTTAACAAATATGTTAATGCAATTAAGGAGGTTGTATGAGCAGATGGAATGTATTAGTAACTGGGTGCGCATATGTAGAAGTGGAGGCAGATAACTGCGATGATGCCGAAGCTGAAGCCGGTAAGCACTTTAATGTTTTGGATATGCAGTTTGATTTTATGTGTGAAGAAGCTGATCGAATTGAGGAGGAAGATAGTGAGTAAATCAATAACGAAGGTGCAGGTAAGGTTTACATGGAATGACGGCAAGATAGAGGAGATAGACGAGAACCTATTAACCGCCGACTCTGACCTAGGCTTGGAGTTGCAGAGTTACGCATTAGATTTTGAAGGACTGCGTAGCGATGACCAAGCCCTATATGACGAGGAATATGCCGATTGGCTACCTATACCCAAGGACTACGATACATACATGGCTAGTGGTATGGTCGACCCGTTATGGGAGGCTGGGTTTATTGCGGGTAAGATGCATGAAATAACTAAACAATATAAACAGAAGGAGGAAGTATGAGTTGGTTTAGATGCAATAATGATAAGCTAATTGAAAAGATTAGAACGCTTGAAGCAAGAATAGAAAGATTGGAGTATGCCAATAGGTATTATACCAACGACAATTATAGTTTTTGGGCTGAAGCTAGAACAGTACCATTATCTGATGTAGTGCGTAGGATTGCCAACCATCTTTGCATGGATATTAGGTACAAACACGCTGAACCTGAAGGGTTTACAACTGAGTTTAAAGAAAGGGAAAAGCCATGACAACATTTACAACGGAGGATAGAGAAGCTATGCACAAAGGACTAGAGAGAAAGCCCGAGCACTACTCGCACTATAAATCCGAAACCATACAAGGGGCAACGGGTGCGCAGTATAGCTTTGTAGATACAAGCCCCCAAGCGTACGAAGTGACGAAGATCATTAACACTATATGCGCCCAACTACAGGCTTTATCTACGGTCATCAAGCAAATTCAAGCAAGCCAAAACCAAAAGGAAAACAACTGTGGAAAATGAAACACCACGCACTAGGAAATATATAATCCACGACGCAAACAAAAACTCTTTGTTTACAACAATCCCATTAGCGGAAACGGTGGAAGCTAAACGAGAGTTAGTGTTACGTGAAAACCCCAACCACTATGTGTTTGGTGAAATACGTAGGGCATGGAAGCCTTGGTTAACATATGCTGAAAACATGGCAGAGGAGTATGTGGGATGAACGCTAATGAACTAATTAAGGAATTGGAATTTACTGCAATACCTTGTTTGCAAGAAGCAGCCACCATGCTACGCCAGCAACAAGCTGAAATAGAAGCGTTGAAAGAAGGCATTGAAAAATTAAAAGATGCTTATTGCCAAAAAGACCATGAAGTAAAAAAAGCAGAACAGTATTGCTTAGATGCATTTGAGCGTGGCAGACAAATTGGGTATGCTGATGGAATGATAAGTAGAAAGGCACAAGAGAAATGAAGACTATAAAGGTAAAGAAAGATGGTAAAACAGTCCATCAGTTTATTGTGCCTGACTTGGCATTAGCTCTTGCTGAAAAACTTGGTATAGATAAAAATCAATACATAATAGAACTAGCCAAGGTAGAGCTAGAAGAAAGAAAGGCACAAGAGAAATGAACGCAAATGAATTAGCCGACCTATTAGAAGTTGACAGTTGGTACAAGCTGGTAACTAGAGAAGAAATAACCACCATGCTCCGCCAGCAAGAGGTAGAAATTGAAAGGATAACAAGTAAGTATGAAGAAATACTCCATGAGCAACAAGTTGAGATAGAAGCGTTGAAAAAAGAGTTAGCACTATGGAGATTGTCTAAATCATCTGAGGAGATTGAACAAGTACCAACAAACCCTACACTTATGGGGGGTTTAGATGAACCAGTAGGACATTTTTACCCTGAAGGAGAAGGCGCAACAATCTATGACATTAAGTTTGCATGGAAAGTTACAGGGACAACAGAGCCTATTCCACTCTACACCCATCCAGCAGAACACGATTTAGGCATTGCTGAAGCTATTGGGTTTGAGAAAGGCTACAAGGCGGCAACAGCAAAGACACTAACAGATGAGGAGATAAATGTAGTAGCTATTCTTCAAGATGCAGAAATTGTGCCAGTAGGGCATGAGATTTGGAAAACTGGGGAAGAATTTAACAAATACAAAAAGATTGTATTAGCTACTGCTAAAGCACTAAGAAAGGCACAAGAGAAATGAACAATGAACCAGTAGCGTGGATAAGTAAATTTAGCCTTCAATATTTAGAAGAAGGGTATGACACAAAAGCATATCCAAAAGAAAATGAACACGCCAATATTCCACTCTACACCCATCCAGCAAAGACACTAACAGATGATGTAGTAAACGAATTGTGGGCAAAATCGCATGAAGATGGGATTGCTATGCAACACGGATTTACTACGCAACAACATTATTTTGCCCATCTAATACTAAGAAAGGCTAGTGAGAAATGAACAATGAACCAGTAGCGTGGATTCTTAAAACAGGTCATGGCACAAAGATTGTAGAGAAGAAGCCTTATTGTGAAGTTGATTATTGGAAACCACTTTACACACAGCCAACAAAGACACTAACAACAGATGAGGAAATATTAAAAGAAGCTAGAGAATCAGCCGACTATTGGATGAACCATTTTGACCGACACAGCAAAGCAGACATGGAAATCTTGTATCGCCATGTAGCAGACAAATTTAGAGCAATACTAAGAAAGGCACAGGATAAATGAGACTGCTTAGAGAAAAAGTATTAAAAGATATTACCGACTACTTAGAAGAAACTTCTGAACTTCCTTGGGGTACTGCTCATGTTATCTTGATGAAAGCTCAGGAGTTGATTGAGCAACAGCATAGACAGCTTGTACATCTTGACAAAATGGTTGTGTGGGCTGAAGACATTACGATGACAGGGACTCAATCTGAAGAGTATGAGAATGGCTTCTGGGACGCAGTGCAATATGTTAAGACAGTACAGTCGCAACATGGACTTACGGGGATGAACTAATGGCTGATATAACAATGTGTCGTGACGAGACCTGTAAGAAGCGTGAGAGATGTTATCGCTTTACTGCTAGGGCTACACCAGAGTATCAGTCTTACTTTGTAGATAGTCCTAGAGAAGGTAAGGATTGTAAATACTTTAGTGATAACGAAGATAAAACTAAACGATTAAGAAAGAACTGCAAATGAACAACGAACCAGTAGCGTGGATGGCGGCTAACGAATTACTTTTTAGTGTGGTTAAAGACGAGATTTACCATATTCCACTCTACACCCATCCAGCAAAGACACTAACAGATAGTGAAATATTAGCTTTGTGGACACAAAAGAATAATCTTAATGGCGCACAAGACATTATTGAATTTGCTAGAGCAATACTAAGAAAGGCACAAGAAAAATAATGCGTACAAAAGAATACCGATTGGCTAAAAGATTAGTGCCATCCTCCTATGCTGATATAACGGCAATGCAATATGAATACCTTGCACAATGGCGATATGTTTATGAAGAACAAACCAAAATATCTAAATGGTGGCAGATATGGAAAGAGAAGTATTCGGTAGGCATAGCGTATGGGGAATGGGTAGATATTCCTACAATAGATATTGGAAAGGCACAAGAGAAATGAATAAACAAAGGATCAACGAGCTAGGCTCGGACATAAGAACGCTACACAATGAAATAGCGGAACTCACAAACATAGGGGCGGTGGATAACGCCGCTAACCTAGAACCTGCATTTAACGAGAAGTTGTTAGCCCTTATCAATATAGCACTAGACGCTGAAGAGATGGTTGAGAAACTGTTTAAGTTAATTGAGAAAAAGTAGTTAAAAAACAACAGTTAAAATTTGTAGTAAAATTACAGAAGTATTACAAACAAAGGAAAAGTTATGCCAGATATTCAAACTGAAGTACAAAAAATCATCAACAGTTGGAACCTACCAGTAGAAGAAGTTACATCTACGCCAGTAACAGAGAAAAAATCTTTTTGTGAATCTGTATACGAGCACATCAAAGCCAACCCTCAATGTAGTTTAGAAACTTTGCGAACCGCATTTGATATCGATAAAGACGACGTTGCGGGGCTAGCCTCATCACTTAAAACCCTATACGACCGCCAACTGATTGGGCGTGCCCCGATTGTAAACAAGAACTACAAAGGGTTCGGTAGACGCATGGTATTCGTATACTGGGCGGTAGCTTCTACATACACAACGCAGGTCAAGGGGCTTTACAGTAAGAAGAAAAAGGCAGTTAAGGTGGTAAGCAAGAAGTATGTTAGTGTAGTGGAAGCGACTAAGCGTATGAAGCAAGCAACGATAGACGCCGAGAATGTTGAAAAGTTTACCAAGCCTGCGGTTTTGCCTGTTCATACTAGCGTGAAGGACTTAGTAAATAGCCTTAACATCTACCAAGCACGCGAGCTATGGGCTGAGCTTAACCAAGTGTTCGGAAAGCAGATTAAGTAATGACTATATTTGCCACCCAACATATTAGAGATGAGGTTGGCGTGTCTTGGGGCGAGGAGTATGTTATTGGTTTGGTGGAAAAGACTGAGCCTATAACAACTACTCGGCTTCTAGCTTTAGTTAATAAGCAAGGGGCGATGGTATCTACCACTGCCCAATACCACGTCAATTCCGCCATAGCTAAAAAGCTTATGCACAAGTACAACGAATCTGACGACAAAAGAAGCGTGTATCATGCGCTAACTGATAAAGGAAGGGAATTTATGAAGGAGCTACGCAATGCAGTTAAGTGAGTTGGAAGTACTAAAGATAGTCAGGGAAAATGCGGCGTTATGTAATTTAGAGGCTGAGGTTATTCTTGCACTTAAGGCGGAAGCTGTCGGCGATTTTCAGATGCTAGATAAACAACGCTTTCAGATAGTAGCTTGTTTACAACGGATCGACGAAGTTAGGAGACGCAATGCGGAACTACAATGAGCATGACACCCGAAGCCAAGGTCAAGAAGAAGGTGGTCAATGTACTTAACTCTTATGGGGCGTATTATTTCTACCCTGTTACTGGAGGTTTTGGGCGTAGTGGTGTACCTGATATTGTGGCTTGTTACCTTGGTTTGTTTATTGGCATCGAGTGTAAGGCGGGCAATAACAAACCTACTCCTCTCCAAGAAGCGCAAATGGCGTTAATACGAAAGGCTGGCGGAGTAACAATGGTCGTAAATGAAGATAACATTTATGATGTTACTGACACTTTGCAAGAACTAAAGGATCGACATGGAAGCTAATGAAACCTACAAAGCAGTACAAGATATACTGAACGACTGCGTGGACGAGGAAAAGAATTCCTGTGCCATTGTTGTAGGCTACGACTACGAGTCTCAGGTAGTTAAGATTTATGGAATTAACATCGAAGAATGGGAAGTTCCTGAGCTACTGAATGATGCGGCTGTAACAACTGGGTTCTATGTAAAGCAACACATGGATAACCGAACATTAAACTAGGGAAAACAAATGAGTAGTAAACCAAAAAGAGTAATCGAAGAAGATAAATCCGACCCAATCAAATGGGCACAACCAAGAACTGTAAATACTACGGTCATCTACAAACCAACAATCCACCCACGAGAACGCGATTTAAAAACGTTTAGAAGTGCCCCAAGTCTGGTTACTGGAGGGCATGTATGAATGTTCCTTACGATAACGGCAAAATAAAAATGGGTATTAACTACCGCCCTGATCGGCGACCACCGATTGATGGGGATATGGAGATTCTACAAACAGCCCTTATAGGAAACATTAAAGAAATTAAAAGACGCAAAACGGTTTCAGTAGTATATGTGGGTGTGCTTGTAGCCACCCTATTTGGTGTATTTATATTTAACTAAGGAACCCAATGGCAAACAAACCATTTGACCGACTACTGGTCGTGGACTTTGAGACAAGATGGGATAGGTCAGACTACACCCTATCTAAGATGACAACGGAGGAGTACATTCGTGATGATAAATTTAAAGCATTTGGAATTGGTTGGAAAGAGTATGGCGATGACAAGTCGCATTGGGTTACGCATGAGAACCTCCCTCAATGGGTCGAGTCAGTTGATTGGAGTCGGACGGCGGTGCTTGCGCACAATGCCCAGTTTGATGTGGCGATTTTGTCATGGGTTTACGGCGCGCATCCTATTTTTATTTTTGATTCTCTATCTATGGCTCGTGCTCTTAGGGGCGTTGAGGTCGGAAATAGCCTCGCCAAACTCGCAGAATACTACGAGCTCCCACCAAAAGGGCAAGCAGTCTACTCTACCGACGGCTTGGAGGAACTACCGCTAAACATAGAGGAAGAGCTAGCGACTTATTGTCTTCATGATGTGTTCTTGTGCGAAGCAATATTTAATAGCTTAAACGAGGAAATCACGGGTGGCTATCCAAAAGGTGAGCTAAAGCTTATCGACCTCACACTAAAAATGTTTATTGACCCCGTCCTTGAACTTGATAAGGAGATGTTGAATGAAGCCATTATTGATGAGCGTACCAAGCGCGAAGCGATCCTTAAAAAAGTTAACGTTGATGAAACGGCGTTGGCTAGTAACGATCAGTTTGCTGAAGTCCTTAGGGCACTTGGGGTATCCCCCCCAACAAAAATTAGCAAGACGACTGGTAAAGAAGCTTTCGCTTTCGCTAAAACGGATGCCCTCTTCCAAGCACTGCTTAATTCAAACAACGAAGACGTATCGCTTATTTGTGAAGCGAGGCTTAAAGTTAAGTCGACACTTGAAAGAACGCGAGCGCAAAGGTTCGTGGATATATCAGAACGAGGTACGCTACCTGTCCCGCTCAATTATTACGGCGCCCACACCGGTCGTTGGTCAGCGAGCAAGGGTTCGGGGCTTAATCTGCAGAACCTCAAGCGGGGGTCTTTTTTACGCAAAAGTATTCAAGCGCCGAGAGGTTACACTCTCGTTGTTTGCGACCTATCGCAGATTGAACCGCGTGTACTTGCGTACCTCGCCGACTATCAAAATCTTCTTGAAATCTTTGCGTCAGGGCAAGACGCATATGCGGCGTTCGGAGCACAGATGTTCGGTATTGCCGGTCTCAATAAAAAAGACCATGCGGATCTCCGCCAATCAGCGAAGTCAGCTCTCTTAGGATGTGGCTATGGCATGGGTTGGGCTAGCTTTGCGGCTCAATTATTGACGGGCTTTCTAGGTGCACCCCCTACGATGTACGATAAAGCGTTTGCTAAACAACTCGGTGTTACTGGCCAAGACATGCAAGACTTTATTGGGTGGGATAATAACTTAGAAAAGATGCGGGCTATACCTCATACTTGTACGGAGGACGAGCTATTGATTCATTGCGTATCTGCCAAGAAGATCATCGACATCTATAGAAGTAAAGCCCAACCAGTTGTTGCTTTTTGGCAACTATGTAGCGATGCTATTTTGACTTGCTTATCTAGGGGTAAAGAACATCCTTACAAGTGCATTAAGTTTGCCAAGGAGAGCATTGAGCTACCTAGTGGGCTATCTTTAAGATACCCAAACCTTGAAGGAGTAGCTGACAACAAGGGTAGAATCCAATGGCAGTATGGTGGGGATGATAAGAACAAGCCTAAGAAGCTGTATGGTGGTAAAATAGTAGAAAATATTGTGCAAGCAGTAGCACGATGTGTCATGACGGATGGGATGCTACGGATACAAAAGAGGTATCCGTGTGTACTAACTGTGCATGATGAAGTTGTAGTACTAGTTCCCGAGACAGAAGCCGTAGGAGCTGAAACTTGGGTACACGCGCAGATGGTAGCAGATCCTAAGTACATGTCAGGAATCCCTCTTGACGCTGAGACCGGCTGTGCCAAACGATATGGAGAAGCGAAGTGACCAAACGATTTGCAGTACCAAAGGTAATAACAATAGGCAAAACCAAAATCAAAGTAGAGCTATACGATAGTGTGTTTGTCGGTAGGGATGAGTGCCGAGGTGCATATAACTACAGTAACCACACTATATCCATTGCTAAGCAGGCGGCATCGCGGCAACATAATACTTTGTGGCATGAGATTGTTCATGCTATTTTGTACGATATGGGTGAGTCCAAACTAAACGCCAAGGAAACATTTGTTAGTGGGTTTGCCGACCGCCTTGAACAAGCCATACGAACAGCAAAATTCTAATGACTACAATTAAGTGGAGCCATTCAGGGCTTAAAGATTACGAAGGTTGTGCTAGGAGGTTTCATGAAGTCAAGGTACTTAAAAACTACCCCTTCACTGATACTGTCCACACTATCTACGGTAAGCAAGTGCATGAAGCGGCAGAAGTTTACGTTAAGGATGGCACACCCCTGCCCCCTGAGTATGACTACATGAAGCCAGTACTGGATAGCCTACTTAAAAAAGAAGGACGCAAGTTAGCTGAGTATGAGATGGGGTTGAGGGTTGACCTCTCCCCATGCGGTTTTAAAGATGACGACGTTTGGGTACGCGGTATTGCTGACTTACTTATTATTGATGACGATGGCTTAAAGGCTTGGGTTATTGACTATAAGACAGGCAACGACAAGTATCCTGACCGAGATCAGCTAATCCTAATGTCTTTGATGGTGTTTGCTCACTTCCCCCACATACGGCAAGTTAACTCAGCCCTACTATTTGTAGTTAAAGGGAGTGCGGTTAAGCATAAAATGCTGTTAGAAGATGCCCCTTACCATTGGAATAAGTATAGAGAACGGGTTGCCAAGCTCGCCTCTAGCCACGACAATGACATATGGAATCCAAATAGCACCCCGCTATGTGGGTGGTGTCCTGTAAAAAGCTGTGAGTTTCACCGCAAACATTATTAAGAGAGAACAAAATGCCACGCTGGGACACACCACAAACATTTAAACAAAAAGCATGCGCTGTTTGTGGTACTTTGTTTACTCCACGTTCGGGCGTACATAAATTTTGTTCTCCACAATGTAAAGGCAAATGGAAATACATTACAGGTATACAGTCTACTGAGAATCAATACGCATATATAAGCGGTGATTGGTCAAGGTATGCCGCACGCCTTTTGTATTATGGCGGTAGAAAAAGAGACAAACTAACTAAGCAGATTATTCTAGACAGACTTGAAAAGCAAAACTACAAGTGTGCTCTAACGGGGCGAGACTTGACCTGCTCTTTAGAAAAAGGCGTAATAACAAAAACAAATGCGTCCATAGATCGTATTGTTGCAGGCGGAGGGTATACGCCCGATAATATTCAAATGGTTTGTAGGGCAGTAAACAGCTTTAGAAACGATACCTCTGTAGAGGAATTTATTGATTGGTGTGAGGCAGTAGCCGAGCACAATAAGAAAGGACTTAAAAATGGTAGCTAAGCGTAATTTTCGACAAGAGTACCTAAACTACGACGGCACAGAAGCCGTTAAGAAGAAACGCGCCCAACGCAATAAAGCTAGACGTATGCTTGAGAGGGAAGGCGTAGTGCATAAAGGCGATGGCAAGGATGTAGATCACACCAAGCCCCTAAGCAAAGGCGGTAAGACGGTACGAAGTAATCTTAAAGCTAAGAGTGCTAGTGCTAATAGAAGTTTCCCAAGGAAGGCAGATGGCTCAATCAAATAAGGAGGAATGATGCCAAACGAAGAATACGTATACCACAGTGACGATACAGTAACTAAAGGTATAGGAGATGTAAACAGTACAGCAAAAGGATCAGGCGCTAGGTTCAACGGCGGTAAAGCCGATCTTAGTTTGATCCCACTAGCTACATTGGAAGATGAGGCTAGAGTTTGGATGTATGGTACAAAGAAATATGCTGCTTGGAATTGGGCTAAAGGAATGCCTTGGTCTGTTCCCTATGCTTGTGCAATGAGACACTTAGCTGCTTGGCAACGAGGTGAAGAACTAGACCCCGAATCAGGACTACCACATCTAGCTCATGTGATGTGTAATCTACGGATGCTAACGCTGTATAGCAAGACTTACCGAGAAGGCGATGATCGTCCACCTAAAGAGTTAATGCCATGAATGAAATTATTATAGGTGTGCTAGTCGTTGTGTATATAGCTGTCTTAATTTATTTTGGTGGAATTATCATTCAAAAAGATATGGTTAATCGGAGAAGAAAATGATTATATTTCATGACAAAGATGGAAACAGGCTCGCAATGACCGAGGCAGAAGCTCTTGCGCTAGGCTACACATATGAACATATATGGAAAAGAGTAAACCCTAATCGGACTTCTCTGAACGCAAATGAACTGATTGAATTTCAAGGAAATAAAGCCTCTGAAGCTAGGGCTAATGGTTTTTCTGGCGAAATATTTATGCAGACAGCCACCATGCTACGCCAGCAACAAGCTGAGATAGAAGAATTAAAAACTAAAATGTCGCTCAATAGCTACGATGATGCCAAAAATGTCGCTAATCAGCTATTACAAGTTGACAACAAACCAGTAGCGTGGATGAGTAGTGTAGGCGGTGAATTTGTTTATGTTGGGTATGAACCAGCAGAAGGTTATCTTGCTATTCCACTCTACACCCATCCAGCAAAGACACTAACAGATGAGGAAATACGGAAGGTAGCAGATGAAGTGTTTAAAGACTATAAAAATTGGCATCACTACCAAATAGATTTTGCTAGAGCAATACTAAGAAAGGCACAAGAGAAATGAGGCAGACTAAACTAGGGAGTTTTTATGAAGCGTGTATCAATGTGGGGATTGGTTTTGGTATTAACTTTGTTGCTAACCTGCTTATCCTTCCTCTTTTTGGGTTCCATATTACTCTTACTAACAACTTTTACATGGGATTACTTTACACAGTCATTTCTGTTGTTCGCAGTTATGTTGTTCGTCGTTGGTTTGATGGAAAAATTCATAGAGCAGCTCAGATATTAGCAAAGGAAAAAGAATGAGAGATGGTGGTAAAGGCGATACACCTCGCCCATTAGGTGTAGAACTAGAACAGTTTGATAAAAACTTTGAAGCAATCTTTGGAAAAAAACAACCAAAGACTTTGAACGATTACATAAAACAAAAAGAAGAGAGAAACGAAGATGGAAATAGTAGAGAACAAAGCTCTAGTATTTAGGACGCGTGACCCCGATAAGTACAGTATTATTCCGCGCAGTAAGATAGTCGGTGAGAATGGTGGTGTATATGAGATGGCAGTATTTTGGGGTCTAGAGGAAGTAAGGGTATTAAGAAACTTAGGTGTTAAAGATGTAGTCTCGCCCATAACGGCTAGGTATGATTGGCCAGGCAGGCATAGACCTTTTGCGCATCAGGTTGAAACATCCTCCTTCTTAACACTTAACCCAAGAGCGTTTGTATTTAATGACCCTGGAACTGGTAAGACGCTTAGTGCTTTATGGGCGGCGGATTACTTGATGCGGCTAAAGAAAGTCAGACGTTGCTTAATCTTGTGCCCTTTATCAATCATGCACGATGCTTGGATAAGCGGTATATCTAACAGCATAATCCATAGGTCTGCAATTGCGGCGCACCATGCTCAGGCTAGTCGGCGTATCGAGATGGTTCAAGGCGACTATGAGTTCGTTATCGTTAACTACGATGGGCTTAACTTAATTGCCGAGGAAGTTGCACGCGATGGGCGGTTTGATTTAGTCATAGTAGATGAAGCCAACGCATACAAGAACGCATCAACTAAACGATGGAAGTCCCTTAATAGAATTCTGCACCCTGATTCAATGTTGTGGATGATGACAGGAACTCCTTCTGCGCAGTCGCCTGTGGATGCGTATGGTTTAGCTAAGTTAGTTAACCCGACTGGTGTACCAAAGTTTGCTACTGCGTGGCGCGACAAGGTTATGAAAAAGCTTACCCAATTCAAATGGGTTCCTAAGAGCGGGGCGGCTGAGGCGGTATTTGCTGCGTTGCAACCTGCCATTAGGTTTACCAAAGAAGAGTGTACAGACCTACCACCAGTACTAACTGAGACACGAGAGATACCCCTAACCCCACAGCAAGTCAAGTACTATAAGCTCCTCAAAGAGCGCATGGTTATGCAGGCTTCGGGCGAGACTATCACGGCAGTTAACGCCGCGGCTGGTGTATCCAAGCTACTACAGATTTCTGCTGGTGCGGCATACACCGACAGCCATGAGGTCGTGGAATTTGACTGCGCTCCTCGCTTGAATGTTTTGCTAGAAGTGTTGGAAGAAACCAACAGAAAGGTGATTGTATTTGCACCCTTTAGGCACAGCATCGAGACCATCCACGAGTACCTTCTTAAGCATAACGTGGCGGCAGAGGTGATTCATGGCGATGTATCGGTTAATAAGCGTACCGATATATTTAAACGGTTCCAAACAGAACCTAATCCGCGTATACTGGTAGTCCAACCCCAGGCAGCCTCTCATGGGGTAACGCTTACAGCCGCGGATACAGTAGTATTTTATGGCCCCGTTATGTCTGTAGAGACTTACCTACAGTGCATTGCTAGAGCAGATCGTATTGGACAGACAGGTACGAATGTTACTGTGATACACTTACAAGGTAGCGATATAGAAAAGCGGATGTTTGCGCAGTTAGAAAAGCGTGTTGAAGGACATGACATTCTGCTCAATCTGTATAAGGAGGAGATAGGCGAAATTTAAAAACCCATTATCGGGTTGTACAGCTGTCTGTATTGATGTATAATTATTGACAAAGGAGGAAGTATGTCAGACGAAGTGATTCCGCTAGACAAACTAGCAAAGATATATCGCAAGATATATAGCAGGACTAATGAGCTTACGACGGAGTATGAGTCCAAGCTTGAGGAACTTAAACTGCAGCAAGAAGAAATTAAGAACGCCATGAAGGATCAGATGGTGGCGCTCGGTCTTCAATCTGTGCGAACAGATGAAGGTACTATTATCTTGTCGCAAAAGACGCGCTACTACACAGACGACTGGGATTCATTTAAGACGTTTGCGATAGAGCACGATGCGCTTGATCTTTTTGAAAAGAGAATTGCTCAAAAGAATATGGCGATGTTTTTGGATGAAAACCCTGGCGTTGTACCAATGGGTTTAAACTCCATGTCCGAAGTATCAGTATCAGTACGCAAACCAACTAAATAAGGAGAATTACATGAGCGACGCTCAATTAACACCAGAACAACAGGCAGTAGAGAACGCGGCACGTAACATCATGCTGGAATTAGACCTTCGTCGAATGGCTTTGGATACAGCTGCAAAAACTATGTATGAAGGTGATGCTTTCGAAGTTACCGAAGCCGCCGCAACATTTTTAGAATTTTTACAAACAGGCGAAGCAGTAGCTAAGCCAAATAGCACAGGAGTAGTAACAAATGAGTAAAGAACTCACAGCATTTAACCCCGCCCAACTACCAGCATTTGCTAAGACGGTAGAGATTTCTGAATTAGCGAGAAGCCTATCAGGCGGTGGTAGTGGTAATTTTGGTAAGCGCATCTCCGTTAAAGGTGGTGTATTTCGTTTAATGTCAGGTAGTGATGAGGTAGCAGCTATCGAAGACCGCCATCTTGATGTGGTGATTGTTCAAGCCGCCCCAAAGATCAGCCGTACATATTACGCTGGTAGCTATGAAGAAGGAGCATCGAAAGCACCCGATTGTTGGTCTGCTGACGGTGAAAAACCCGATGCGTCCGCTAAAGAAGCGCAATCTAGTAACTGCGCGTCATGCCCACAAAATGCCAAAGGCTCCGGTCAAGGTGATTCTCGCGCATGTCGTTTCAGTCAGCGTCTTGCGGTTGTATTATCTAACGACGTAACTGGCGATGTTATGCAGTTGACCCTATCTGCTACATCAATCTTCGGTAAAGAAGAAGGCGACAAGCGCCCACTACAAGCGTACGCAAGATTCTTAGCCGCGCAGAGCATTAGCCCCGAGACTGTTGTTACTCGGTTGCGTTTCGATACTAAAGCCGCAGTACCTAAGTTGTTCTTCCAGCCTATGCGTTGGTTGTCCGAGGAAGAGTATGAGAGCGTTAAGGAAAAGAGCGAGTCTAAGGAGGCTAAGCAGGCGGTTACAATGTCTGTCTCCCAAAGTGCAGGTACAAAGAAAGCAGCTCCAGCATTAGCCGCACCTAAGGAAGAAGCGGAGTCGTTTGATGAGCCTGAGAAGCGTAAACCTACAGTTAAACCATCAGCGGTGCCAAAGAAGAAAACTGGTGACTTAGCTTCTGTTGTTGATGAGTGGGATACAGACGATGAGTAAAATTATCGTAGCCCTTGGGCTGGTCTTAGCGGCATCCGCTGTTTATGCTGGATGTATGACAAACACTGATATGCAAACAGGACGAATCTGTACTATTTGCTGTGATTGGTCTGGCAACTGTTTTACGACCTGCTCAGGATAAAGTTTACGGGGAGGCTGACACTATTCAGCTCTATGGCTCTTAGAGATTTCAGACTAAAAAGACTGTCTCCCCACCCTACAAATAAGAAAAGACTATGGCTTACTCAGAAACAATAAGGCAGTCCACCGCTAAGGCGGAGAAGACTCTAGGCAATCAGTTAGGTCGATGGGCTATTAAATTAAATTTACCTGTAATTCAGATTTCGCAATACACAGGCGCAACAAGACAGACGGTTTATAACTGGTTCGCTGGAACCGAAGTTACTCCATCGTACAGAACGAGCGTGACCAACCTGTTACGCATATTACAAACAAGCAGTACTGTTGAAGAGGCAATGAAAAAATGCAAGCAGAACAAATAAAAGAATCGGCAATATCGCCAACTGCCTTAACCGACAAAGAACTAATTAGCTTTGCAGAACGCTACCTTGATACTGGCATGCCGTTAAGTTTTCAAAAGGAAGTACTAAAAAGATTCAATCAACGCATTAACGGTTAACCCAAGGAGCATTTATGAAGTCGCAGGAATTCCTAGCGACTGTGCTTCCGTCTTCGGGTAAATATTGCGCCTGCGAACTTAGCACAGCTAAAAAAGAACATGTCTTTGTTGACACGATTGATGAACTGTATAGCAACGCTACACACTTTAGTGGAGAAGGTTTAAACGCTTTCTACGCCTTAGCATCATTCAACACAAGTGGCAAGCGATTAGCCACAAACGCATTAAAAATAAAATCTTTATTCTTGGATATTGATTGTGGTGAAGGAAAGGATTATCCTAATAAGCAGGCAGCAGCAGCAGCATTGGGTAGCTTTTTGTCTTCAACTTCGTTAGACCAGTTGGGCACCCCATACGTCGTATCTAGTGGTGGCGGATTGCACGTATACTGGCCGTTTTTTGACGAAGTAGATATATCCGCATGGAAACCAGTAGCAGAAAATCTCAAGCGCCTTTGTAAGAAAGAAGGCCTGCGGATTGACGCCATGGTTACTGGCGATGCAGCTCGAGTACTACGTGTACCTGATACACAAAACTATAAGCAGGAAAAGCCGCGGTCTGTTGCCATCAAGGTGGTCGGTGTAACGTTTGACTTTACACAACTGTCTACGGTCATCAGGGAAAAAGTAGGGGAAGACTCCCATGAAATGCTACCTAAATTTGATTTACCAGGCAAGCGTCCAGATTTAAAAGGTTCTGCATCAAACGTCAAGATAGTTGAGAACAGCATCACGTTCTTTAAAACTTTGGCGCCCAAATGCAAACAGATAAACCATTACATTGAACATGCTAAAGATGACGGCATGGAACCTTTGTGGCGGGGTATCCTCAGCATAGCTAAGTACTGCGAAGATGGCGAGGAAGAAGGTCAAGCCCTATCCGCCATGCACCCCTACGATATGGATCGACACAATACCAAGTGGCACCAAATCAAAGGCCCTTACAGTTGCTTAAAGCTTGACGAGGCAAACCCAGGTTTATGTAAAGGTTGCCCACACTTCGGTAAGATTACTAACCCGCTAGCATTGGGACGTGAAATTAAGGTCGACAATAAGCCCAAGGAAATCATAGTAGAAACCAAGGCGGCTACAGCAGACAAACCTGCCGAGCAGTTAATGATTGTGCGCCCAATTCCACCCCGCGGATTTAGCTATGGGGCTAATGGGGGCATCTTTATCGACAAGGTAATTGAAGAAGAAGGCGGAGAAAAGGTCAAGAAGCAGGTAATGATCCTGCCTTACGATTTGTTTGTGGTTGATATCCTAGATAATGGCGATGAGCATTTGATTCATATGATTGTTTGCCGCCCTACCCACACCTCAGATATCATAATGCCTCAAAAATCGGCAGTAAGTAAGGATGAGACTGTGAAGATGCTAGCTAGCCACAATATAATCGCAGTCTACGGCAAGGGCAATGATGTCCACCTATACGAGTACATCCGTGGTTGTGTGGAATACGCCAGTTCTAATAAGGTGGCGGTCAAGGTTCCTCATAGCTGCGGCTGGCAAGAGGACAATTCGTTTGTTTACGACAGCACCATCTTCTCCCCTGATGGCAAGGAACTATATGTCCCGACCCCTGGTATGGCTAACGTTAACTACGCTACTAAACCTATGGGCACGCTGGATGAGTGGAAGAAAGTACTCAATATGTACATTGCCAAGGAGCTGTGGGAGATTGTTACTATGGGTATGGTGGGGCCTGCTTCCATCCTGATGCATTTCTCAGGCTTTAGAGGCGTTGTTTATCACCTCGGATCTTCGGGTTCAGGTCGTGGTAAATCGCTTGCCTTAGCCCTTGCAGCTAGTTTTTGGGGTCATCCAGAGCTCTACAGGGTCACGCAATCAACTTCAGCCGTAGCCGCACAGCAAAGACAGGGCTTATTAAACAGCCTCCCGCTTGTAATGGACGAGATTACAAACAAAAATCGGGAGTCATTTGAGTGGTTGCCCCAGTTCCTACTGGATTTAACCCAAGGTAAAGGCAAAGAGCGCATGGAACAAGGCGCCAATAAGGAACGTTTGAACACAACTGTATGGAACTTGATGGTGTTGTTTTCAAGCAACACTCATATTTACGACTTCTTATCGGGTGGGCGCAAGCATACATCCCAAGCTGAAATGCTCCGTATGCTGGAAGTCAAGCCTGCCAAGGAAGTTCAATGGGCGTCGTCAACAGAGAGTAGTACTGTTGATCTCCTAAAGTCTAACTACGGTGTCGTAGGTCGTGAATTGATTCGTTGGATTGTCAGGAACAGAGAAACCGCAGTTAAGGTTTTTGAAGAGACCCGCGAGAAGTTAAAAGCGGAATTTAATTCATCAGATGACGAGCGTTATTGGACTGCTGGTAATGCCGCCATCGTAGCTATAGTGATTCTAATGAGCAAAAAATATGCAGGCATTATTGATGTACCTATTCGTCCTATTATAGAAACCCTTCGCGGTATGGTTAATGAAGCTAGAGCCGCAGTACGAGGCAACCGCCGTTCCGCTGAAGATGTTCTTAACGCCTACACCCGTGAGTGCTACGGTAAATTCGTTGTGGTTAAAGCTATTGACGGTATTACGAAAGCAACGCTAGGGGGGCATAATGAAATTGACCAGTCGCTAACTAGGTCAGATGTGGCTGGAAGGGTTGAGCATGATATGACCCCGGGGCACGTTGACTACTTCATTGAGGAGCAACTGCTTAAACAACACTGCTCTACTATGAGTTATGGATACTCTGACTTGAAGAAGGAGCTTGAAACACTACCTAATTACAAGATAGCGTACATGCGCAAAGACATGCTGGCTAAGACACGCGGCCCATCGATGCGAGTCAATGTAATGAGAATTACACGGCCGCTGGTGATAAGTGAGGAAGATTAAAGTGCATTTTCCGTGGTTAGAAGTCCCCGCACAAGGGGGCTTCTTTGTTCCTACATTAAAGTTTGAGGAGGTAAGGGTTAACGGTTTAAAAGCCGCCCTTTACCACCGAGTACAAGCCAAGGCAGAGATAGGGCGCAAGAATGGCAAGATGGGGGTGTGGTTTACTCGCGTGCGCTGAGGAATGCTTTAGAGAGCTCGATTTTAGCGTCTTTAATTTCGTCCAAAGCGGCACGTTTTTCAGCCCCACTAATGCCAGTCATCGATCTAATAGCACGTTCTTGTTTAGCTAGCGTACCCATTTTATGCCTAAAGTCTCCAGAGAAGCTAGCCATACCAATTAAATCAGCTTCTTTGGTTATGTATGCTTCCGCTTCTTCATCTCTACCGCTATCAATATAGTTTTTATATGTGCGGTCCGCTTGGATTACGTCCTGCATTTGCTGGTACGCTTTATCAACTAGACCATTTGCATCTTTAGGCTGGAAGAAAGCGCCGATAACAGGGCTTGTACTACTTAAAGCGCCGCGCCCTTCAGGCCTTTCCGCACCGCCGACTGGGTTAGCTAAAGATAAAACAGCTAGTGGTAACGAACCTGTGTATGCGCGCAGCATGTACTCCACCTTAACTGGAGATATATTTGTAGCTTCCCCAAGTAGCTTTAATGCTTCCGGTGTGTTTGCATACGAACGTTGCCCCGGAGCTAGCTCCATTAGACGCTGGCTTTCAATCGGTTTGCCTGTAAAGAATGAGTAGTTAGACCCAAGCTCAATAACTGGCTTAATGGCTGTCGGTGTAAACGAAGGTAAGAAATTATCCACAACATACTTAGATGTTTCTGAGGCCGCTTCACCCAGCTTCTTGTCTCTAAACATAGTTGAGTAGAGCATTTCAGGAAGCATTTTAAAAATACCACCGACTTCAAATGGAATAGGTACTTTAACTTTTTCGTCAATTCCCGGAACTTTAATAAACCAGTTACCAATACGTTCAGATGCCGTAGCGTTTTTATAGTCGTCATCATCGTAAGACATAGCTGTATATGCCATAGTAAATGCAGCCATCATAGCGCCTCGTTGCCAAATCTTTTTCTTAATATCTAGCTTGTCAGCAAACGGCATCTTGCCAGCAAATGCTTTGTAAAGAACATCCATACCTTGAATCTGCGCGTTTAAGAATGGAACCATTTGGTTGAGCAAATACAAGCTAGGCGAAGTGCCCTTCTTACTAAAGTTCATTGCCTCAAGAGCAGCTAAGGTAGCTTCCATATCGGACAGCCCTTGCTTAATAAAACTGTTGTAAGAAGTTATACGGGAGGATGCATCGCCCATCATAGCTACGTGGTCTAGATAAGCCATAGCTTTTTCCCAGCCCGGCTTGCCATCAATGATTTGCAGCATAGCTTTTTGCATGGCATCAGAAGCATTACCAAGAACTTGACCACCTAAAATACCACGGCTTCTAAGTAATAATTCACCTTCGTTTACGCCCTTTAGCATAGAACCTAACTCTTTCAAGTTGTCTATGATAGGAACTGAATTAGCTCCTGTTACAAAAGCGTTGGATAATGAATCGCGCGCAATCTGGCGTACAGCATAAGCTGGGTTACGGGTAATAAATGAACGCAGTAACCTAGCAGGGTAACCGGCGACCTTAACCAAGTTGGGGATAGAAGTTTGTACCCCATCCATTCCTTTAACCAGCAACTCTGCTGGAATACCAATCGACTCAGTATCAACAACAGCATGATGGTCTACGCCATCAATTTTAAAATGAATAACGTCCGGCCCAGCTTCCATTTTGCCAGGATAAATTCCTGAACCAAACTCTTTACCGGCACGAGATTTTTTAACTTTAAGTAGCCCCAGCTCCTGCAAGCTAAATGCCACGTTTCTAGTAGCCAAGTTACGCAAAGACATATCGGTTAGCATACGTGTATTTTGCAGGGCACTAGTAAAGACATCTAGAATAGGCTTATTATCGCCAGCTAATTCGTGTAAATAAGGCTGGTTTTTAATATTACCGATATGGATTGGGGTAGCTCCGCCAATGTCCAAAGCAATGTCGCCGTTCTTATCGATTCTGTAGAACGGAACGTAGTCATTTTCTTTTAAAAGTTTTGCAGCTTCTTCCTTGGAGAATCGACCAGTTTGAACACCAAACTCCACAAGACCACGATTGTATTCATTATAGATACCAGCCGCTTTTTCAAACGCTGTTTTGGTTTTAGCGTCAGAATTAATGCGGTCCATCACCTTATCAAGCATGTCTTGAGTAACTTCTGGGCCAAAATTAAGCGTATCTAAACCTTTATTTGCCGCACGTTTAGCTGCTAAGTAGAATGTAAATAGCTGGTTTGCCGCATTAGCGTCACCTACATCGGCTTCTTTAAGGGCCTGAGATACTTTGAGAAGGCTTGCACCCTCTTTGGTCTCGACTATGCGCTCTACTTTTCCGTCTTTGCGTTTCTTTTCAATGATACTCATTGGGCCATGCGCAGCGGTTTGAGCAACCCAGTTAATTCCTTGATCAAACATACGCAGGTAGTACATTAACTGTGTGCCTTCAAGGGAGCTCTTAAGTTTTGCAGTTAACTGCTCAGCTACTCTTTCTATTGGGGCAAACCTATCAATGTAACGAGTCCGTAATGCTAAGAGGTTTTCAGGGGACAATATACCCCCGGTTTTAATTATATTGCTGGGCGTTTTAAAGCCCGCAGCTACAGATTTAACCTTATCGGTAGCAGTCTTATTAGCGTGAACAATCTTGCTAACGTCACCGCCTAAGTCTGCAAACTTACTGTTATAGCTTGGCTTGCTGCTAAATTGGATATTGCCATTAGCTTCTTTATAAGCGCCTGGATTTACTTCTTTAAAATCACGGCGGGCTTCACGAAGCAGTTTGTATACATCAGATGTATTTGTATCTAGCTTGATTCCCATGCGCCGTAAAGCGGCTCTAAATTCACCAACTAAAGCTTTAATCCATTCATTAGCCTTACCAACCCAATCTTTGCTTGGGTGTTTTTCCGCTGTATGCGCGATCATTTCATGCACAGCAGCTTCTAAAGCCTCGTCTTTTGTTTGACCAGAATCTAAAGCAGCCGTGTATGCTGCATGGGCGTCATCACCAACACCTAATTTATCAGCTAACGCCATTACACCGCCTTTTTGGGTGGTGATTTTTTTAACTAAAGCGGTCATTCCTTCTTTACCAAGAATAGCTTCGACTCCTAAGTGCCCTGTAATTTCGTGTGCTAAAGTTTCAGCAATTTCGTTAGTTGTTTTGTGATTAGCAGCTACGATAACTACATCGCCATTTTCAGTAACGAAACCTTTAGTTAAATCGGGGTTATATCCACGCTCGCGAATATACTGTTTCATTGTTGAAGAAAGGTCTTGAATAACAGTTACGTTTAAACCTTTTGGTATCTTGAGCTTATCAACTACAGCCTGAGCTGCAGAGCGCAACATCTGAATGCCGGAAGATCTTCCTTCACCAACTCGTGGTTTAAACCCAATATCCATAGCGCGAAGCAAACGTTTATATGCTTCCGGATCAACACCAAGTTCTTTTGCTTCGTCTTCAGCGCTTACTTGTTCTCCTTCAGCGGCATCAGCTAAATTTCCCAGTTCTTTACGAAGTTTATTTTTTAGTTTTTCTAATTGTTTCCGGCGTTGCGCCGTTAAATTAGTGCCCCGGTCAAGACGCAGCTCAACAGTAGCAAGTGTATGGATCTTATTATTAAATTCAACTTTTGGGGCTGCAGTCTTTGCGTTCTCGTTATACGCCTGTAATACCATTTCATAAGCAAGGGGCGTAACACCTTTTTCTTCAAGCTTACCTTCTTTAACCATTTTCTTTTCGGTCTTAGAGGCTTTATAGCGTTTGGAACCTTGCTCTTCTTGTGCTTGGCCAACAATCATACCAATACGGCGAGCGTTAAGTACTTGATCTGTCGCTTTAATTTGCGACATCAATTTATCTTTTTCTTTTACCAAACCTTCACGGTCTTTAACTGGGGCTTTTTGCGACTCTAAGCGTTTGGTAATAAAGTCCACACGTTCTTGCATGGTCTTGCGAATTTTAGCCAAGCCAATTTCTGAAATACGCCCAACCTCTTCACCGGCTTCTTCTTTTTCAAGGTCTTTATAGCCAAGGTCTTCCCGAAGTTGCTGTTCTTTTTCAGTTAATTTTTCTTGCTCTTCTTTCTTAGCTGGCGCAATTTCTTCTATACGTTTTGCAGGTGTCTTAGCAAACACCTGTTGTTGCATCTTCCCTTCCATACCAATAATGATATTCTGGGCTTTTCTATAGCGCGGAGTTTTTTCATCAGCGGTGACCATCCAATTCATTATTTTGGCAATACGGGGGTCAACTCGACTATTTTTAAATTGTTGGTTTAACGCTGCGCGGGATTCAACATACTTTTTACGCGCTTCTTTAAGCGCCATACGTTGTTTCTCATTCAGTACCATGCTCTTACGAGCATTCCATTCTTTTAAGTATTGCTTAGCAAAATTAAACGCAGCCTCTACTTTAGGCCCTTGGTGCGGCAGTGCGGCTTGTAGTTTTTCTGCAACTTCAAACCCTTGTTTTTTACCGCTTAAACCTAAGCCTGTTTGCTGAGCCGCTTCTTGTTCAGTTTCTTTCGTACGCTCCTGCGTTGTTTTTGCAGGAATAGCTTTTGCTTTAGTTGCGTTCTTTTCGGCTTGCTTTTTAGTAAGAACATTTTGAACCGCATAACGGCTAGCAGCTTCAGGAGTTATACGTTGTAGCGTGCCAACTTCTTTTACACCTTTATTGGTGTACTTATTTTTAAGTCTTTCAGCAAACTTTTGTACGTCTTTATATTCATTACGGTGAAATCCTGTTTCAATCTCGCCTTCTTTAAATCTAAAGCCTACTTTTTCTAATGCAGCTTTTACATGACCGCTTCCAACTTCAGCTTCTTTTAATTCAGTAGCTTTCTTACCAACAGCCCGTTGAATTTTGTTCAACATCAAGCCATCAAGCTGCTTAACGATGTCTTCTTTTTGCGGTTCAGAAAGACGGTCTAGACCTTTTTCTAAACGTGCGTAGTTAATGTGGCTTACTGTAGCCTGTACATATTTATCAAGGGCCGACCGTGCTTTAGTTGCTAAACTGTGTAAAAAGCCTTCCGCCATTCTTGGGTTTGGACCACCAAACCATTCACCCTTACGCATACTATCTATAGTGTCTGTAAGGTCTAACAAGTGTACATCTTGTGCTGCAGCGCTAGCACGGCCAGATTCAATAGTAGTTTTTGTACCTTCGGGAATAGTGGCAATCATTTTGCCTTTAGCTTCCCACATCGCTTTCTTAGCGGCATCTAGTTTTTTGCCTAGCGCGGCTACATCGCCCCTGGCAGTATAAATCTCAGTACCCGGGCCTTTCTCACCACGGCCCAATTCGTCCGCTTGGTTTACAAGGTTTTGGTAATCTTGTGCTTTAACTTCAAACTCAACTTTAGCGGCATTGATAGCATTTACACGTTTAGTTTCGGCGGCTTTTTGCGCAGGGCTTAAAGGGGCAGGAATATGCGTATCAGGACGGGTGTGTAGGTCTACCAGTTTATGCGCCAGTAAGTCGGTATATTCATCCGACGTCATTTCCTCTTTGTACTTGCCAAGGCGTGGAGCTTCACCAGTAGACTGTTTAATTTCTTGTTGCTGTGCATTTTGAATAGCTTCTTGGTCTAAAACTTCTTGCGATTTAGCTTGACGCTGACGGTCTTCTTCAGCAAGACGTTTTTGATATTCAGGATAAACAGCAGACTCACCTTCACCTTCAAACAGGGAGGGTTGTTTAGTTGCATCGCCAGGGTGCTGCTCTTGCAGCGCCTTCATTGAAGCAAGGATTTTACCCATTGACTGCAAGTCGCCGGTTTCCTTAGCCTTAGCTAATTCTTTTTGTTTCTTAGCTAGATTCTTATCAATTTCTTCTGCTGTTGCAGTCTTCCTATTGGCATGTTCAATAGCTGCTAAACGATCATTTAGTTCTTGCGCTTTGGTTTGGTTTTGTTCCAAGTTAGCTTGAACTTCAGCGGCCGCTTCTGGGTCATCTTTAATTTTCTTAAGCTGCTTTTGAAGATTAGTACTTTCTTTTGTAAGCGTTTGTATTTGGCCCTTAACTTTATCTGGGTCAAGATCGTCCAACGCAGCATGGTACTTTTGTGCTTCTGTAGTGATTGTTTCGAGCTTACCTAAATCTGTTTCTTGGCTGGCTTGCTGACGCAACCCATTTAAGTGGTCTTCTAGTACACGTTTTTGATCAGTAATTTGTGCTGCAGATCGGTCTAAACGAATTCTATTTTGTTCAGTTTCTACTTCTGTAGGGCCGCTAGGGGATATCCCCTGCATTTCTTTTTGGGCTTGTGCTGTTTCTTGCGCTTGTTGCGCAGCTAATTGTTCTGCTTTTAAGACCTCTTCTTCACGCCCTGCTTGAGCTTTATCCAATACATTTCTAGCATCGGCACGAGTTCCATGTACACCAAACGGAGCAGCTACTGCACCTAATGCAGCGCCGCCAACAAAGTTATCAAGGTACTCTTTACGGGCTTCGGGGTCTGCTATGTTCAGGCCGGCTTGTAAGCGCTCGAAAAATTGTTGACCAGCTTCTGTAGCACCTTCAATACCAGCAATCTTTGCGCCGCCAGCGATGTACTGACCCGCTGTTTTTAGCGCGCCTTGTTGCAGCATTTTCTTAGCTGCTTCTTCGGTAATGTCTTGCCCAATTGAACGGAAGATTTTTTGAATGCCAGGTACATACTTCAAACCAACTACATCTAAAGCAGCCTGAGGAATAGCCGCCGCAGCTGCCTGCATAAAGCTAGCGTCTTTTAACGACTTGCCTTCTTGAACTTGGCGTGAAAGGTTTGAACCAGTAAATTGAGCAGCCGATGCCGCTCCAGCAGCACCCATACCCAAAGCTTCACCAGCCGTAGCTAAACCACCAAGAATAGGAGCTGCCGCTGCAGCTTCAGGAAGAGCAAGTGCAGTAGCACCAGCAGCCACAGGCAACGCCATGTATGGCAAAGAGCCACCAGCAGTCTCTTTTAATTTAGTCCAAGGAGCTTCAAGCCAACCTTCTTCA